ACATGCGAGGCCGCAAGCTCGAGCGCGCGCTCTACGTCGCGGTCTGCAAGGACGACGACAGCATCCACGCCGAGCGCGTCGATCTCGACCGCAAGGCGGCGGACGCGGCCATCTTCCGGGGCCAGGCCATCGTGGCGTCCGAAGCGCCACCGGAGCGTCGCGACAAGGACGCGCCGCCGTGTGTGCTGGTCTCCGGTGACGGCACGCGCTGGCCCTGCCAGTTCTTCGACCTGTGCCATGGGCAGGCCCTGCCCGAGCGCAGCTGCCGCACCTGCATCAGCGCGGAAGCGTGGACCGACGGCTCGTGGATCTGTGCCCACCAGCGGCGTGTGCTCGACAGCGCGGCGCAGCGGTCCGGGTGCAAGGACCACTGCACCATCCCGGCGATGGTCAACGCGCAGGTCGTGGACGTGGACGACGCCAAGCGTCGCGTGGTCTACCAGTTCGCGGACGGGTCGCGGCACACGGATGGAGGCGTGGCGGTGTGAAGGGACCAACAACCAAGGCCCGCAACCTCACCGTTGGATGGAACCCCAAGCACCAGGGACTTCCGTCCGTTGCTCAGCCCGGCACGGCTGGGATCGTCGAGAGATTCGGCGACGACGAGATGGCTTGGGCGATCCGTGGCGACGAGCTCGACAAGTGGGACTTCACGACCGAGGAGATCGTTACCGGTGGCAACTGCACTAGTGAGGAGTTCGGAACTGCGCAAACTGAGGCTGTTCCTGCTGGCCGTGCACATGATCGTGCGAGACGGAATCGAGCCGCTCGCCGCTCATCGCGCCCTGATGGCGTTCGGGGAGTACCGCGACGGATGCGCGGAGGACATGCCGCAATGACCACCGCCTCCCTTTTCCCCGAGCAGCCGCTGCAGGTCCCGCCATTAGGCGTGGCCCTGCGCCCCTACCAGAAGGCCGCCGTGGACGCTATCTACCAGTGGTTCGAGAAGAAGGAAGGCAACCCGCTGGTCGTGGTGCCGACCGGTGGCGGCAAGAGCGTGATCCTCGCTGCGTTCACCCACAGCGTGCTGGCGCAGTGGCCGGGCGAACGGATCCTGGTGCTCACCCACGTCAAGGAACTGATCGAGCAGAACCACGCCACCATGCTGCGCTGCTGGCCAGGCGCGCCGGCTGGCATCTACTCGGCCGGCCTGGGCCGCAAGGAGCACGACGCGCCCATCCTGTTCGCCGGCATCCAGTCCGCCTATCGGCAGGCCTCCAGGATCGGTTGGGCTGATCTCGTGCTGGTGGACGAGGCGCACCTGATTCCGCGCGACGGCTTCGGGATGTACCGCCGGTTCCTCTCCGACCTCACCAGCATGAACGGCCAGCTTAGGGTGATCGGCCTGACGGCCACGCCGTTCCGCACCGACAGCGGCTCGCTCGAGCAGGGCGACGATCGGCTGTTCCACGGCATTGCCTACGACTGCGACCTGGTGCAGCTGATCCAGAATGGCTGGCTCTCGCCGGTCACGAGCCGAGGCACGAAGGCCCCCATCAGCACCATCGGGTGCCGCAAGCAGGCCGGCGACTACCTGGTCGCGGACCTGGAGCGCGCCGCCATGGGCCAGGACCTGGTGCCGCGCGCAGTGTCCGAGATCGTGGCGCGCGGACAGGATCGCAAAGCCTGGCTCCTGTTCTGCTGCACGGTGGACCATGCCGTGGCCGTCGCGGCGCAGCTCCGCGAGCACGGCATCCACGCGGCCACCGTGTTCGGCGAGACGGCCAAGGGCGAGCGCGACCAGGGCGTGGCTGACTTCAAGGCTGGTCGGCTGCGCGCCATGGTCAACGTGAACGTCCTGACCACTGGCTTCGACGCCCCGCACGTGGACCTGATCGCGCTCCTGCGGCCGACCATGTCGCCTGGGCTCTACGTCCAGATGGTGGGCCGAGGGCTGCGGCGCGCCGATGGCAAGGCCGACTGCCTGGTTCTGGACTTCGGCGGGAACGTGCTGCGGCACGGGCCCATTGACCGGGTGAAGCTGAAGCAGCCCGGCCAGGGGGCCGGGGGAGAAGCTCCGGCCAAGGAGTGCCCCCAATGCATGCTGCTGATCGCAGCGGGGCACCAGCAGTGCCCGGAATGCGGGCACGAGTTTCCGCCACCGCAGCCGCAGCGACACGAGGCCGAGCCGGATGAGAATGGAACCCTGGTTGCCGGTGCGCCGCATCCGACTGGCGGGATTGAGCGATGGGACGTCGAGTCCACTACCTACCGCCGGCACGAGAAGCGGGGCAACCCGCTCAACGAGAATCCGTTCACCCTGTGCGCCGAATACACCTGTGGCTGGCGGAAGTGGGTCCGCGAGTGGATCTGCTTCGAGCACCAGGGCTACGCCCGTGTCAAGGCCGAGCGCTGGTGGAAGGAACGCGGCGGTGCTGCACCGGTGCCGACGACCGTGGCCGAGGCCCTGCAACGCCAGCGGGAGCTTCGGCCGGTGACCACGGTCACCGTGGACGTGCGTGGAGAATATCCCGAGCTGCGAAGCGTCCGCCTGGGCACCGCCGCCGCACCAGAGCCGGACACGGAGGACGGCCTGACCGCCGAGCAGTGGGCTGCCGCATGGTCATGGCCGACAGAGATCCAGCGGGCGTTCATCGGTCGGCGCGACGAGCTCGTGGCATTCAACGTGGATCTGGCCGAGGCGACGATGCAGGCCTTCGGCGAGACCAAGGACAAGGCGGTGGCGGCGAAGCAGGCCGAGGCATCCATGGCCAGCGAGGTGCCGTTCTGATGCAGCTCTGGGAGGGGCAACAAGTGGCGGACGACACTCAGCACGAATCGGCCCTGGACGCGGCGATCCGCTATGCCTCCATCGGCTGGCCCGTGTTTCCGTGCGGGGCGGACAAGAAGCCGCTGATCAAGGAGTGGCAGATCAAGGCCAGCGTCGACCGTGACACCATCGGTCACTGGTGGCAGCGATGGCCCGAGGCGCACATAGGGGTAGCTACCGGCCTTGCGCGGCTGTGCGTGCTCGACCTGGACCTCAAGCCCAGCGAGAAGAAGGACGGTGTCGTCGCGTTCGGCCGATTGGTCGAGCAGAACGGGGGGCAGCACGGCTGTGGGCTGATTGCCAGCACCCCGCGCGGTGGCCGGCACTACGTCTACCTGGCGCCCGAGCAGAAGGTCACCACGTGCGCCGACGTCCTGCCGGGCAGCGGGATCGACGTGCGTGCCGACGGCGGCTACATCGTGGTGCCGTCGCCGGCGTCACCCGGAAGGGCGTGGGTCCAGGGCGATCCGTTCGCCGTGCGCGAAGGCGGCACGCTGGACGTGGGCCCCATGCCGCCATGGGTTCTGGCCTTGGTCGCCGGCGGTCACCGCGGAGACAGCAAGGGCACCGAGTCCGGCCGCGTGATGCCCCTGGATGCGCGCCAGGTGGCCGCCATTCGTCGCGCGCTGGCCCACATCGACAACACGCCTCACGACACCTGGATCAAGGTGGGCATGGCGCTCAAGTCGACGGGTGCCCGGCAGCAGGCCTTCGACCTGTGGGTCGAGTGGTCCCGCGCCACGGCCGTTCCTGGGGTTGATCACGTGAAGTTCGACGCGAAGGAGCAGGCCTACCGGTGGGATCACATCCACGAGTACCGCATGGACGGCAGCGAGATCACCCTCGGCACGCTGTTTCACATGGCCAAGGAAGGCGGCTACGTACCGGTGCTCGAGGACGAGCTAGCCGCCGAGTCGGTGGCTGCGGAGCCCGTAGACGCACAGCGGTCGGCCGCGGTGGAGCCGTCCGTGACCATGCCGTTCCCGATGCATCTGATCGGCGGCGATGACCTGGTGTCGGCCATCACGTCTTGGATCTACCGGACTGCCCTGCAGCCGCAGCCGGCGCTGGCCCTGGGCGCAACCCTGGCGACACTCGGCGCCGTGCTGGGGCGGAGGGTCGAGACATCGACCGGGCTGCGGAGCAACCTGCTCGTGCTCGCGGTGGCCGACAGCGGATCAGGGAAGGGCCATGCCCCCAAGTGCATCCGCAGGCTGCTTGTCGCGGCCAACCTCCTGCACCTGATGGGGCCGAGCCTCTTTGCTTCCGGCAGCGCAGTGCGCACCGCCTTGCAGTGCCAGCTATCTCAGATCGCGTTCGTCGACGAGTTCGGACGTTACCTGCACGGCATCACCGACCAGCATGCGCCGGCGCACCTGCGTGGCATCGCGGACAAGCTCATGGTCACGTTTTCGGTTGCCGACACGACATGGGAGGGCGAGGCGCGGGCCGACGCCAAGGCGCACCCGCCGACCCCGCTACACGAGCCGAACCTGTGCCTGGTAGGGATGACCACCTACGAGACCCTGTTCGACTCCCTGAAGAGCGCCCAGGTCATGGACGGGTTCCTCAATCGCATCCTGGCGTTCTTCGGCCAGAACGATCCGCCGCACGTGCACCACGACGACGTGTGCGCAGCGCCGCCGGCCGGCCTGGTTGAGAGGATCGCAGAGCTCAGCCAGGCGACTGCCCCACCGGTGGGCGCGATCGAGCACATGGGGGGATTCGCCCGGCGGCTCGAGGACACCCGCGCCGCGCGCCTGTGGGTAGCTGGCCGGGACACTGTGGTCCGCGAGCGGCGGCTCGCGCTGGCTGCTCAGCAGTCGCCCTATGGGCCGCTCTGGGTCCGGTTCATCGAACACTGCCGGAAGCTGGCTCTCGTTCGGACCCTTGCCGAGGATCCGTCAGCGACCACGGTCGACGTGCCGGCCCTGGAGTGGGCGGCCGAGCTGGTAACATGGTGCTTCGAGAGGTTCCAGAGTGAGACTGGCGACCGCGTCGCCGACACGCCCCACGAGGCTGCGGTGAAGAGGCTGTGGCGGACCATCCGCGCCGCAGGCAAGGACGGCATGACCGGCAGCGAGTTGGCCCGCAAGACGCAGTGGTGCCGCCGGCAGGACCGGCGCGACCTGTTGGCGACCCTGATCGAGAGCGGCCAGCTTGGCTCACGTGAATTCCCTACGAAGACAAAACCAACGACCCGCTACTACTGCCTGTCCGATGGTGCCTTATGAGAAAGGTCCGATTTCTCAATATTTCCCTTATACCAAGGGACAAAGGGGATGTAAGGGAGAGGGTCCGCGCAGGTAGGGGTAGTAGTAGTACTATATATATATATATATATATATATATGTATTATATTAAATACTACACAAGAGCCTGCCAACAACAGGCTTGCGTCTCCCGGATCACTCAGGCCGTTCAGAACCTTCACCCTGCCCGAGTCGTCGATACGGTGCCATCATGATCCAACATCGTGACCACCTTCGTGGACGACCAGGGCCGCGAGGTCCGCTCGCTGATCCCGAACGACCCCATGGCGGGCGAGAAGACAGCCCCTCCATGAGCGGCCGAGCCGAATGCCCAGAATGCAAAGGACGCAAGGGCTACTCCTACACGCGGCATGGGCAGGAATGCGCCATGTCTGAGGAACCGTGCAGCCACAAGGCTGAATGGGTCCAATGCATTGTATGTGACGGCAAAGGCACGATCAGTCGGTTCCAGTTGGCCATCTATCGCGCTCGTGGCGGACCGCCACCTGCGCCCTACCGTGGAGGCTACGCATGACCATGGACGCTGACCAGATGGCGGAGTTGCGGAGCCTGGCGGCAGAAGCCGAGGACGACGACTACATCCACGTCAAGGCGCCGAACCTCCTGGCCCTGCTGGACGCGCTGGAGGCGGCGCAGAAGGAGCGCGATGTCAACTCCGAATGCGCTGACCTGCACTTGGCCGAGCGTGACGCCCTGCGCGTGGAGTTGGAGGGCGAGAGGCTGAAGAATCTGCCGCTGGTGCAAGGACTGACCCACCCCACCACCGAGCCCGGAGGATGACCATGAGCGACATCGCGACTGCCCTGAACCGTCTGCATTACAACCTTTCCTCGACGCAACTGACGCCGGAGAGGTTGCGATCCACGGGGCAACTACACGCGGCAGACATCATGTCGGCGGTGCCTGCGCTGCTGGCGTGCGTCGAGGCGCTGGCCGAGTTCCGCAAGGTGGACACTCTGCATCTTGACTCGGGAGTTCTGAAGCTATTCGACGCCCGCTTGGCTTCTGTTGCGGAGTCTCTGCCATGACCCCAACACCCCCGCTGACCCTGGCGCATGTACAGATCCGGGAGCGGTGCGAACGTGGCAAGTGCCGCTGGAAATGACATTCCGCCCCGCAAGGCGGCAATCGTTGGGTGTAGCCGTGTCGGCCCCCAGCGCGCTCTTTCACACTCGTTGGGCAGCCCTCTCCGGTCTGCCCTGCAATCCGATGGTCCCGGCGGGTGTCAGCACTCCTCCAGGGAGTCACCCGCCGGGCCTTTACCCAGAGACCATGAGATGAAGCTCCTCGCCATCTGCCAGTTCCTGGGCGGTTCGCTCGACGGCTCCGAGGTGCCGATCACCGTGGACGAGGGCGCCAACGTCCCGCCGCGCGGCCTCTGGGCCCGCAAGTGCGTGTGCGGGCAGCCGGGCTGCACCTTCGTGCTGCTCCACCACGAGCCACCCGGCGAGCCCTACCACCTGGAATCCGGCCGCTACGTGGCTGGCCCGCCCGCTCCCGACGAGTTCCCCGTCCCACCGCGGCCGCAGCCGGCCGCAGAAAGCGCCACGATGCCCGCTGCTGCAGCAACGCTCCCGTTCCCCCCAGAGCCCTACCTGGCCCCGGCGATCGTCCGCTGGGCCTGCCTGTTCGGCTGGGCCCTGCTCCTGCTCGGACTCGCGCTGTGGACGGTGCTGCGGTGATCTTCGGCTCGCTGTTCACCGGCATTGGCGGCATGGACCCGGGCCTCGAGCGCGCCGGCATGGCGTGCGCGTGGCAGGTGGAGCTTGATCCGTTCTGCCGGCGCGTCCTGGAGAAGCACTGGCCTGGAGTCCCACGACATGATGACGTCCGAACCTTCGATCCCACCGCCGTTGACCTCGTCGCCGGGGGATTCCCATGCCAGCCCGTCTCCTTCGCCGGCAAGCGGCGTGGCGAGGCGGATCCGCGTTGGCTGTGGCCTGAGTTCCTGCGGGTTGTTCGGGCATGCCGACCGGCCTGGGTGCTCGCTGAGAATGTCCCTGGGCTCCGCACTTGCGGCGCTGACCGGGTGCTCGGTGACCTGGAGTCGGAAGGCTACGCCGTCGCGCCGCTCGTGGTGGGTGCTGACCATGCGGGGGCGCCACACATCCGCCGCCGCGTGTGGATTGTTGCCCACGCCGGTCACCTCCAGTGGGGGCTACAACCGGGGCGGCGGAATGGGCAGAGTGGGGCCGATCCGGCCGTCGTTGCGGACGACGGGAATGTGGCCAACGCCGCTCGCGGGGGATGCGAAGGGTCGCGGCTATCAGCGGGACAGGGGCGATCGGAACAAACCGCGGCTGGCGCTCTGCTGGGCGGTGAAGCATTGGCCCACGCCGACCGCGCGGGACTGGCGCAGCGGGGCGCCCGCGGCGGCGACGAACTCGCGCCCGCTGCCCGAGGCGGTTGGTGGCAGTCTGAACCCGACGTGGGTCGAGTGGCTCATGGGGTTCCCGCCAGGGTGGACCGACTGCGGGCCCTCGGCAACGCGTGCGTCCCGCAAGTCGTCGAAGAGATCGGCCGCGCGATCCTGAATTCTGTTTCCCAAGGAGTCCATTCATGACCGGCCTCGGTGAGATCCGCATCGTCAACGACACGCCCTACCGCGCCCGGCAGCTCGCGTTCTGCGGAGTCGCGTTCCCTCCCGGGCTCGTGCGGCCAAACCCCAACGGCAACGCCATGCTCGCCGCCACCAACCAGCCGCTCGGCCTCCAGGGCTGGCCCTCGTCGATCCAGGCAACCCGCGCCTGGTCGGACGGCAGCGTGCGATACGGGCGCCTGCTCGCGGTCCCGCGGCCCGGCCCCAACTCCGACGAGATGATCCCGGTCGGGCCTGCCCCCGAGCTGCCATTCGTGTTCGGCGCATGGGCACACCTGGCCGCCGCGATCCAGCCACGGCTGACGGTCACGCGTCCGGACGGCTCGCGCATCGTGTCGCCCCTGGGGCTGACCGGAGGCGCGAACTTGGCCGTGAGCCCAGCGGGGGTCGTTTCGCTGGTCAAGCAGCGCATCCCGAGCACCTGTCTCTGGTGGTCGATCCGCACCTCGGTCGGGTGCGACTCCGACGTGATCCCGTTCCGGCTGCGGCTGCACAACAGCGACCCAACCAAGCCGACCGTGCGCGAAGACTGGGCCGAGATCCGGTTCGACAGCACGCTGCCGGCGCAGTTCGTGTTGCGCCAGAAGCTCGGCCTCGTGCCCACGCCCGCACCGGGCCTGTTCGGGCCCGAGTCGAGCATCTCGTGGCGGCTCTCTCGCGCGGACTGGCTCGCGGACGCGCAGGGCCTGTGGTTCTGGGACGGGGTGTGGCCGCTGATCGATCCGGCGGTGCACCCGGCCGACGAGCTGGAGCGCGTCGAGTCGCTGCAGGCGGCCGTCACGTGGCCCGTGGTGATGGCGCACACGAACATGCGCGAGCCTGGGATGTGGGGGCCGTTCGGCAACCCGGGCACGCTCATGGAGGGCCAGACGCTCGCCCAGGCGGAGGCGGCCGTCAACGCGCGAGCCGCGGGCTTCCGCTCAAGCACGACCCAGATTGCGCAGTGGGGCGACTGGCGCCTCAGCGAAGCGCCGGACACGGCCCAGACCGGGGAACACGAGACGCACGGCATCGGGCTGCTGCAGGAGGAGGTGCTCACGGCCAACCCTCGCGTGATCCCCGAGCTGCTCCTGGGAAGCCTCGGGCAGGCGCGCCGGCCGCTCTACCGCTACGAGGCGAGCCTGGAGGTAGTGCGCAAGCGCGACCACCCGCAGCTGCTCTACTGGAGCGGGGACGTCCATTGGGTCAGCCAGGACAAGCTGGGCAAGACGGCGCAGGCCAATGGGGCGGACAAGCATTTCTGGTCCGGCCCGGATCCCGAGCACTGGATGACGGAAGCGTTCCTCGGCCCGGCCGCGCTTCTGACCATGGACTGGGATCTGCTGGAGATCGGTCGCCAGCACGTCGAGCACCTCAAGGGTCACGGCTACGCGCAACTCGGCAACTTCGCCACGCGGGCGGAGGCGTGGTGCAGTTACGCGATCGCGTGGTGGCGCCTGCTGCTCCCCGAGGAGATCGACGACCGGCAGTGGGTGCGCGGCTGGCAGGACTGGCTCGTGGACTGGTGGCTGCGGAAGAACGCGCGCGGTGAGGGCGGATGGGGTGCAGGCCCTGGCCCGGTCCGGCCGACGATCGTGATGAGGGACGCGCGCTACTTCTGGCACCCGGAGGGAATCCCGTTGCGTCCGGACGGGACGCCAGACCCGCTCCTGTGCCAGCAGTTCTGGCTCGTCTGGCAGCACCACTTCGCGGTCTGGGGCCTGCTCGCGCTGGAGCTGGTAGACAGGCACACGAACCTGCTGTCCCTCGTGGTGCAGGTCGCGCGCACGGTGGACACCTACGGGTGGGACAACAACACGCACCACCCGTTCGGGGGCGTGGCCTGGCTGGACGGCGGGCAGTCCATTGGCCAGCCACCCATCTACGTGCAGGACGTGTGGGATCCGGTGCGGCAGCAGTGGACCAAGACCCCAGGCACAGTCACGTCGGATCGACAGACCGACTGGATCTTGTGGTCGGAAGCCTCGCGCGCTGCCTCGGCGTGGCTGGCGGCCCTGGTGAACGACCCGCAGTGGTTGCTCCGCACCGAGCAGTTGCGCCAGTGGATCCAGGCAGCCATCGCGGCCGACCCGAACCCGGCAGGCAAGCGGGCGAAGCTGGCCGAGTGGGGTGGAACCACGCCAGTCCTGCCCGTGCTGTCGTGATGGCAGGCAACGCACCATTCCCCACTGACACGCAGGCAGGGCACACTGTCACGTTGTCGGACTGCGGGTCCTTCCACACCCCCCATCGAGATTTGTAAGAGTGCTGCGCGACCCCCACATGGTAACAGCGTTTGTTGCGGGTGCTGACTGATGACGGTCTTGGCCGGCTACGAGGTCGCCAAGCGCCGCGCGGGCGAGCGCAATCGCCGCCTGTCGCTCGTCGGCCGCGACATCGGGCCGATGCCGGCGGTGGTCTCCCCGACGCGCCGGGGGGCCTGCCGGCGCGACTTCAGGCGGTTCTGCGACTCCTACTACCCGGACACGTTCAATCTGCCGTGGTCGGCGGACCATCTGCGCGTTCTGGCGCGCGTCCAGTCGTGCGTGCTCGAGGGCGGGCAGTTCGCGCTCGCCATGCCTCGTGCGAGCGGCAAGACCTCGATCGCGGTGGCTGCGGTCGTGTGGGCGCTGGTCTACGCGCACCGCCGCTTCGTGGTGCTGATCGGGTCAACGGAGGGCACCTCGGAGGACCTGCTGGACGGAATCAAGCAGCAGCTTGAGACGAACGACGCGCTGGGCGAGGACTTCCCGTCGGTGTGCGTTCCGATCCGCGACCTAGGCGGCATCACGCACAAGTGCGCGGGCCAGCTCTCCCAGGGCGAGCGGACGCTGATCACGTGGACCCAGAACCAGATCGTGTTGCCCACCATCCCGAGGAGCGACGCGAGCGCGGGCACGGTGCGCGTGGCAGGCATCACGGGCCGGATCCGCGGGCTGCGCTTCGAGCGACCGGACGGCCAGAGCATCCGGCCCGACCTGGTGATCGTGGACGACCCGCAGACGGATGCGAGCGCACGGTCGCTGTCCGAGTGCGCGATGCGCGAGCGCGTGCTGGCCGGCGCGGTGCTGGGGCTGGCTGGCCCGGCGGAGAAGATCGCGGCGCTGATGCCGTGCACGGTGATCCGCCCGGGCGACGTCGCGGACAACATCCTCGACCGGGAGCAACATCCGGAGTGGAACGGCGAGCGGACCCGGCTCGTCTACCAGTTCCCGACCGACGAGACGGCGGTCAAGCTCTGGGAACGCTACGCCGAGCTGCGCGCGGACTCGCTGCGGGAGCACGGCGACATCCGGGACGCGACCGAGTTCTACCGGGTCAACCGCGAGGCGATGGACAAGGGCGCCGTGGTCGCCTGGCCCGAGCGGTTCTACGACGACGAGCTGTCCGCGCTCCAACACGCGATGAACCTGCGGCTGGCCGACGAGGCGTCGTTCCAAGCCGAATACCAGAACGACCCGATCGAGCCGCACGATTCGATCGACGACGTCGGGATCCTGGGTGCGGACGAGATCGCCCGGCGGCTGAACGGCTACGAGCAGGGTGTCGTGCCCCCGTGGGCGACGATCCTGACCGCGTCGATCGACGTGCAGCAGCGCTTGCTCTACTGGAAGGTCGCGGCGTGGGGCAGGGACTTCACCGGCGCGGTCATCGACTACGGCACCTTCCCTGAGCAGACGCGCGAGCGGTTCACCTACGCGGACGCGGATCGCACGCTCGAGACGCTGCACCGGGGCAAGGCGCCCGAGGACCAGGTGTCCGACGGGCTGGTCACGCTCACGAACCGCCTGTGCGAGTCGACGTGGATCCGCCACGGGGACGGCGAGGCCATGCGCCTGAGCCGGTGCCTGGTCGATGCGAACTGGGCAACCGACCACGTGAAGACCGCGTGCCAGCGCAGTGCGCACACGAAGGTGCTCTGGTGGAGCCGCGGGCGCTACTTCGGCCTGGCCGCGAAGGCGCTCGGCGACTGGGAGCGCCAGCCGCGCGACCGGTCGGGCTATGGCTGGCGAGCCAATGCGAGCTCGCCCCCGAGCTCGCCCCGCGAGCTGGTGTTCGACTCGGCACTGTGGAAGACCTTCATCCACGCGCGGCTGGCGACCGAGCCCGGGGAGAAGTGCGCCGAGCCGGGCTCGCTCACGCTCTGGGGCAAGAAACCGGGGCGGCACCGGATGCTGTCGGAGCACCTGACCGCAGAGACGCGGGAGCGGCTGCAGGGCAACGGGCGCGTGGTGGACGTGTGGACGGTCCAGAAGCACCGGGACAACCACCTGCTCGACACGCTGGTGGGCTGCGCGGTCGCGGCGAGCGAGCAAGGCGCGGCGCTGCGCAGCATGGCGGTGCCGGCGAAGACGCGGAAGGCGGTCAGCTTCTCGGAGATGCAGGCCCAGGCGAGGGCGAGGAGGCAGGGGTGAGTTCCGAGCACGAGTGGCCCTCGCTCCCCGTCACGATCCACGGCGTGACGCCGCAGGGACTCCAGGAGTTCCTCGACGCGCGGCGAGACGAATGCGACCGGCTGTTCCAGTCCCTGCGGGACGGTTCGTCGCTCCTTGGATTGCAGGGCATCGAAGAGGACGACGACATGCCGAAAGAGACGACGAAGCCGAACGAGTTCCCGACGAAGACCCCGGCCGATGCGGTCGGCGTTCCGCTGGAGCAGCAGTTCCCGATCCTGCGCTACTTCGACGAGCAGATGGAGCCCCTGGGGCAGACCCAAGGGATCCGCGACCGCGCCAAGCCGTTCGCCATGCTGGCGCGGGACTTCGCGGCGCGCGGCGCCAAGAACCCGGCGGAGCTGGCCGCTGGGCTGCGCAAGCTCCTGGAGGCACGGGACTGCCTGATCCGCGCGGCCCTGTGACCGGGAGGACGCCGAAGAAGCCGCCGGAGGCGGTGCCGGCGGCGCCTCCGCCGCCAAAGCCGCCGCCCGAGCCGGAGCCGTCGGAGGAGGACAAGGGCATCCGGTGCCCGCGGTGCGGGTGCCGGCACTTCGAGGTTCTGTCGACGCGGGGGACCTGGGGCAACCGGATCCTGCGGCGGCGCGAGTGCCGGCACTGTGGCCGGCGGGTTACCACGTTCGAGCGGGCGGAGTAGGATGGAAGCGATGACGAAAACCGTGACGGTGCGCCTGACGGACGACGAGTGGCTCTGGTTGCGCACGGCCGCGCAGGCCGCCGGCAGATCGCTGCCGCGGTGGCTCAAGAACCGCGCGCTCGCCCGGGCCCAGCGTGAGCATGACAACGGCACCGTGGAGGATCTTCCCGTGCGGCATGGTCGACCTGCGTTCGTGTCTGCTGGGGTGGAGCAGGAACTGCGGAGGAAGCGATGACCCACCCCGCCGGCCGCGACCTCGACGCGCTCGTGGCCGAGAAGGTCATGGGGTGGACCGAAGTCCGCTTACTGTCCACAACCTACGACAACTCGGTATGGCCTGTCACAGTCACCGGATGGGTCGGAATACCACCGGGCGAGACGAAGGAAGACGATGTGGACGAGTTCTCGACCGACATCGCCGCCGCTTGGCTCGTGGTCGAACGGCTGGGGGCCAAGGCGCGGCGCTGGTGCATCGGCCGAGACGACGAAGGTGCCGCGTGGGTCGTGCGGACGTGCTGGATGAGTCCTCCGGATCGCGAGGACCACGGCCGCGGGGAAACCGCGCCGCTGGCCATCTGCCGCGCCGCGCTCAGGGCGGTTGGCCATGGTTGAACTCACCCCCGAGGCCAAGGCCAAACTCGCCGAGGCCAAGGCCAAACTCGCCGAGGCCAGAGCCAAGATCGTCGCTCTCCTGGAGGAGATCGATGACGTGCTGCTGCGCCACCGGGAGGCCCGCAACGTCGCGGGGGACATCCTCTGGTACATCGGCGTGGACGACATGGGCGGCTGCCTTCTCTGCCAGAGCTGACTCGATTCGCCCGCTACCGGTAGCACTTTCTGACGCCTGACCGCTACCGGTAGCACTTTCGGCGGCGCGCGCCACCTTCGGCTTTGCGGCGCAATGCTGCCGGGCGCAGCCTCTGGTGCGTGCCTGACCTCACCGACTCCATCGAGGAGAACGCCAGCGCGCCCAAGAAGGTGCAGGAGGGCACCACGATCGTCGAGCAGCACCCGCTGCCGGACCAGATGAAGGTGGACGACCGCCGGCGCTCGCGTAGCGCGATGGCGAACGGGGGCCTGGGCATCTACCACAAGCGCCTGGTGCCGCCCGGGACGGCGGACGCCTGATGGACGCCGTCGGCCGCATCCTGGCGAAGCGCGCCGCGCGACCCGCGGACGTCCGCGTTGCCGCGATCGCGGCCCGCAACGCGCACCTGCAGGCCGAGAACCGCCGGCTCCGCGCGCGCTACGACTCCTCGCAGACGTTCCCGGAGAACCGGAAGCACTGGGCCGGCGCGGATGGCCTGTCGGCGAACGCCGCGAACAACGCCGCCGTGCGCAAGACCCTCCGCGAGCGGTCGCGCTACGAGGTCGGCAACAACTCCTACGCGTGGGGCATCCTCCAGACCCTGGCCAACGACTGCGTGGGCACCGGCCCGCGGCTGCAGCTGAACACCGAGAACGACCTGGACAACGACCGAGTCGAGACGCTGTTCGCCGAGTGGGCCGACCAGGTCGACCTGGCGGGCAAGCTGCGGACGATGCGGCTCGCGAAGGCGCAGGACGGCGAGGCGTTCGCGCTGTTCGTGACGAATCGGCGCCTGCTCGGCCGCGTCAAGCTCGACCTGCGGCTGATCGAGGCCGAGCGGGTTGCCAGCCCCTTCGCGAACACGCTGGACCAGCCCGTCGACGGGATCATCCTGGACGCGGCCGGCAACCCGCTCGCCTACCAGGTGCTCCGCTCGCACCCGGGCGACATCCAGATCGGCGGGTCGTTCGACGCGGACACCTGGCCGGCGCGGCTGGTGCTGCACTACTTCACGACCATTCGGCCGGAGCAGGCGCGCGGCATCCCCGAGATCACCTCGGCGCTGCACCTGTTCGCGCAGCTGCGCCGCTACACGCTCGCCGTGATCGCCGCGGCCGAGGTCGCCGCCGACCACGCGGCGGTGATCCAGAGCGACGTGCCGCCGAACGAGGAGGCCGCGGCGTCCGGCGCGGCGTTCGACACCGTCGAGCTGGAGCCGCGGATGGCCACGGTGCTGCCGCAGGGCTGGAAGCTGGGCCAGATGGAGGCCGTCCAGCCGACCACCACCTTCCCGCAGTTCAAGGGCGAGATCCTGAACGAGATCGCGCGCCCGCTGTCGATGCCGTTCAACGTCGCCGCCTGCAACAGCAGCGGCTACAACTACGCGTCGGGGCGGCTGGACCACAAGACCTACGGGAAGGCCATCCGGGTCGAGCGGTCGCACATGGAGCGCGCGGTTCTGACGCGCACGTTCCGCGCCTGGCTGTCCGAAGCGGTGCTGATCGAGGGGCTCCTGCCACAGTCGTTCCGCCGCGTGCGGTCGATCCCGCATCAGTGGTTCTGGGACGGTGACGAGCACGTCGACCCGGAGAAGGAAGCGAACGCGCAGGAGACGCGCCTGGGGACCGGAATGACCACCGAGGCCGAGGAGTTCGGCCGCCGCGGCAAGGACTGGCGCAACGAACGCGGCCAGCGGCTCGTCGAGCGCATGGCGGAACTGGAAGACAAGGCCGCCCTGCTCGAGCGGGCCAAGGAGCTCGGGCTGCCCGAGACGGTCGTCATCGAGAAGGCGCCGGCGCCCGCCGCCGAGAAGCCGAAGAAGGCCCCCGCCGAGCAGGAAGAGGAACCCGCCGATGCCGCGTAAGCACCCAGCCAGCCTCGTTCTCATGGCCGAGGAGCCCGTCTCGATCATCGAGGCCGCCGAGGGCTCGGAGAAGAAGGTCCCGACCTTCGAGATGCTCGCCTACACGGGCAAGCCGATGCAGGTAAGCGACTGGTCGCTCCCGGTCGTGATCGACCTGGAGGGCCTCGCGATGCCGACGCAGTCGGTGAGCATCCGACGGAACCACCGCAGCGATCAGATGGTCGGGCACACGACCGCGATCACGCTCAAGGACGGCAAGCTCCGGGCGTCCGGCGTGGTGAGCTTCGAGAACCAGCACGCGCGCGAGATCGTGGCGAGCAGCAAGAACGGATTCCCATGGCAGGCATCGGTGGGAGTCGCCGCGGAGCGCGTCGAGTTCCTGCCGGAGAAGACGGAAACCAAGGTCAACGGGCGAACGGTCAAGGGCCCGATGGACATTGTTCGGGCAGGGATGCTTCGAGAGATCTCCTTCGTGGACCTGGGCGCAGATCGCGACACCGAGGCCACCGTCGCCGCCGCAGAGCGGCAGGACAAGAACATGGCAGACGAGCAAGACAAGGGCGGCGCTGGGGCCGCATCTGGCAACGACAAGGGCACGAACGGCGCCGTCGGTGGCGCTGCGCCGGAGAAGCCCGCCAAGGAGGTGCAGGCCGCTTCCGGCGACACCAGCAAGGTGCTCAAGGCCGTGCGCGCCGAGAACGAGCGCAAGGCCAAGATCACCGAGCTCGTGGCGGAGGCCGCGGAGGGAGCCGGTCCCGACCTGCTCGAGGACCTGGAGAAGATCAGCGCGGAGGCCGTCTCCAAGGACTGGGGCGTCGAGACCACCGAGAACAAGATCCTCCGCGCGCAGATGCTGGCGCGCGAGCGCGATCGCGGCACCGTGCCGGCGATCCATTCGGGTCGCTCGACCCCGCCGACCACCGAGGTGCTGGCCGCCGCGCTGCTCATGAGCTGCGGAGTGAAGGACGAGAAGCTCGTCAAGGACCGGGACATCGGCGAGCGCGCGGTCGAGACCGCCTACAAGCGGCACCGCGGCTTCACCCTACACCAGCTCATGGCGGCCGCGCTCGAGGGCGAGGGCATCCGGGCTCCGCACGGCGGACAGGCGCTCTACACCGCGGTCATGGAGCGGTGGGTGCGCGCCGGGTTCTCCACCATCAACCTGCCGGGCATCCTCGGCGTGGCGGGCAACAAGCTGCTGCTCGAGGCGTTCACCAGCGTCGAGGCGGTCTACCCGCTGATCGCGCAGCAGGTCGATCTGTCCAACTTCAACACATGGACGAGCTACCGCCTGAGCAACACCGGCACGTTCGCGGTGGTCGCTCCGGACGGCAAGATCGCTCACGGCACGCTCTCCGAGGAGAGCTACACGAACCGCCTGGAGACCCGCGGGCAGATGCTCACGATCCCGCGCCAGGCGATCATCAACGACGACCTGAACGCGATGAACAGCCTGTTCGCGCAGCTGGGGCGGAAGGCCGTCATCGCGCTCGAGCGGGCGCTGTTCGACGCGATCATGGAGAGCTCGGACGTGTTCTACACCTCCGCGCGCGGTAACCGTGCGACCTCGGCCGCGCTGTCGCTCACCACGCTGGGCGCCGGCGAGGCAGCGATGATGGGCCAGCTCGACAACGACAGCGAGCCCATCTACGCCCGCCCGAAGTACCTGCTGGTCCCCCCGGGCTTGCGCGCGCTCGCCGAGACCATCTACACCTCGGCGACGGTCGTCGGCGGCAGCAGCAACGTCCCGGTCGACAACAACTACCGGGGCCGCTACCTGCCGGTCTCCAGCCCCTACCTGGGGCTCACCGCACTGGCCGGCTCTAGCGCGACCACCTGGTACTTGGTGGCCGACCCGAACATGATCCCGGCCTTCCAGGTCGGGTTCCTGCAGGGCAAGCGTCAGCCGACGGCGGAGACCGCGGACGCGGACTTCAACACGCTCGGAATCCAGCTCCGGTGCTACTTCGACTTCGGAGTGGCGCAGATGGACTACCGCGGCGCCTACAAGGCGACGGCCTGATCGGCCTGTCGGGGAACCGAACCACCAACCAAGGAACCAAGGCCGCGGCTTGAGTGCCGCGGCCCACGAACCGGAGAAGAGCAATGGCAGTCAATGCAATCTTTGTGCGGGAGGGACAGACGATCAACTACACGCCCGCCACCGCGGTCCTGGCCGGGGCGATCGTTCTCCTCGGCGATCTGATCGGCGTGGCGAAGATGCCCATCGCGGCAGGCGCGGTCGGTGCCCTTTGCCTCAGCGGGCAGTTCAAGGTCATCAAGGACGGCACGACCGGGCCCGTGTTCGCGGTCGGCGATGCAGTCCATTGGGACAGCGTCAACGGGCTGGCGGTGCGCGGTGGGCTCGCCGGCTCGGGGATCGTCTACCTCGGCATGTGCGTGGCCGCGGCGGGCACCGACGAGGCGCTCGTCGAGGTCGAGCTCGCGCCGGCGCAGATGCCGGCCGCGTTCCAGGGCAAGTCGTGGGAGGACGTGTCGATCTCCGGCGGGTCGAAGACGCTCGATGCCGAGGACGTCGGCAAGGTGATCAACATCACCGCGGGCCACGCGAGCAACGTCGTCACGCTGCCAGCGACGGCCATCGGGCTCAACTTCATCATCCGCGCTGGCGTCTCTGCCGGTCGCATCGCGGTCAGCCCCCAGGCGGCCGACAAGATCATGGGGGCAGACCTCGCGGGCACCGACAACAAGGACCGGATCCTCACCGGCGCAACCGGCCTGATGGGCGACTACGTCTCGCTGCGGGCCGAAGGCACCAACGGCTACTACATCGATGCCGAGCGCGGCATCTGGACGAACGAGTAACCCGGGGCCGGGGCGGTGGCGCGGGACATCCTTGGCGAAGGACTGGCAACGCTGAACCGGTGGAGGTCCGAGAGCATGGCTCGGACCATCACCTACCAGCGCGGCTCAGACTCCGTCGATGTCCCGGCCACGCCCGGCGATCGGCCATCCCAGCGGGGCGGCGACTCGGTCCCGACCTGGGCCGCGCGCTACTTCAAGATCAACGCGGCCGACCTGGTGCTCGGCGGCGTCCCGATCGAGCCGCAGATCGGCGACCTGATCGTCGAGACCGTGGCCAACGGCAGCGTGCAGGTCGCCCATGCCGTGCAGCCGACCGACGGGAACCCCGTCTTCGAGCGCGTCGAGGACTGGCTGGCGTTCAAGGTGCACGTGACGCGCGCCTTCGAGGGCGCCGAGCAGGTCACCTACTACCCGGGCGGGCACCTCTACGACCTGCGCACTCTCTACGCCGAGGTGGACCGCTCCGCCGAGGCCCAGCTCGTGGCCTTCGGCGGCGACGTGCGAGCCAACCAGGCGGTGATCCGCGTCCTGCGGGGCTCCGCCAGTGGCCGGCTGGAGGAGGTCAAGCCCGGCGAGGACCTGGTCGACATCGACCTGCTGCGGAGCGGGAAGTCCACCCGGTTCCGCGTCGAGAAGGTCGTCAGCTCGGACCACCCGGGCTTCTGGCGACTGGGCGTGATCGGCGGAGAGGCGGTGCCGCCGTGATCGAACTGGAAGCCATCGTCGACTCGCGCAGGCTCCGGGAGGCCATCGAGCAGGCGCCAAGGGTCATGGCCAGCTACCTGCGCGGCGGGTTCATCCGCATGGGGCGCGGCTACGTGAAGGACTTCCTCACCAGCACACCGGTCCGGCTGAAGAAGGCCCCCAGCAGCCGGGGCCGCCATGCCAGCCTGGGCCGGAGCGACCAGTGGCCGGTCAAGACCTCGGCCCGCAACACGCCCCTGGACGAGCTCAAGACCAGCATCGGGACCAAGAGCGGCATCGCGAAGCTGTTGGAGACGGGAGGGACGATCACGCCGAGCGGCGGCCGGCGGCTTGCGATCCCGCTCCAGAAGCGCCGCTACCGGACACCTGCCGAGGCGCAGGCGAAGGGCGCCAAGCTGTTCCCGCGGAACGTCGGCGGTCGCGTCTTCTTGTTCGAGCAGAAGGGCAACGCGATCGTGCCGGTGTTCCTGCTTGCCGACGCCGTGACCATCCGGCCGCAGCTCAGGTTCTACAGCGGCTGGGATTCGGCGTCCGCCAAGGAGGCGCGCGTCAGGCGCCTTGGCGAGGAGCTCAATCGGGGAATCCGGAGGGCGTTCGGCGAGGACTCGGTCAAGGGAGGCGTCGGCTGATGGCCGCGAGCATCCGGATCCAGATCCTCCAGGTGATCCGCGACGCGGTCGACGCCGTGCTCCCGGGCGGGTGCGACATGCCGCGCCGCCGCGGACTCGACATGACCAAGCCCCGGGCCATCGTCTACTACCAAGGCGACGCGGCGGCGGGGGCCACGACGCGCGTGGACGGCGGTCCGGGCACCGGTGGCGTGCAGCTGCGGACCCTGTCCGTTGTGGTCGACGTCTACACGTTCGACCCGGACAAGGAGCCGGTCTCGATCCAGAACCCCACCGGCGAGGACCCGAGCCTGGTCGAGGCTCTGGACGAGATGCTGGTGCTGGCCGAGGACGCCATCAAGGCGCTGTGGATCCCGGAGCCGGCCACCGCTCTCGGGACGACCTGGCGCGCACTCGGCGCCGACGGCACCGACCCGGTCGCGGACCTGCCCGTGGGCGACGACGGGCGACTGGTCTGCGGCCGGCTCACGTTCGACGTCCGCTACACCTGCGCCGAGCGCACCCAGACGGAGGCCGCGTGAATGGCCACCCTGCGCCTGCGCGTGGAGAGCTACACCTGCCGGCACCAGTCCGCGTGCATCGCCAGCGATCCCATGGACGGCGGCAGCCACCGCCGCTTCCGGGACACGCGATGGGTGCGCATCTGGACCGTGCGCGGCTCGACCTACTCCCGCGGCGACCTGGCGCACCTGCTCCAGCAGTCGGAAGCGGGTGGGCTGGGCGGGGCGGAATGGGACTGGACCCCGCCAGGGGCCGGCTCACCGATCAAGGTCACCGCGCTGGCGAAGCTGCCAGTGGACATGCGGAACGCGACCAGCAACTCCGCCGAGTTCGAGATCACCGAGTGCCTGTCTCCGGACACGTGAGCAACCAATGAAGACCAAACGCTACCAGCTCTGGTGCGAAGACGAGTCGGTCGAGGGGACCATCGACACCCCGACCGTCGCGGACGCGCTCTACGCGATCGACGTCAAGGCCAAGCCGGAATACGACGTGATCGACCTGTCGCGCGTGGCCAACTCGCTGGACCGCGAGGCCACCCTGATCGGGCAGAAGCGCTGGACGGTGGACTTCGGGCTCGACTTCAAGGGCGGCGGGAACATCGCCGGAGTGCCCAACCTGCCCGAGTGCGACCGTCTGCTCCGCATGTCGGGGATGCAGATCACGCAGTGCGCCTACATCACCGGCGTGGCGATCACCGGCACCATCGCGCACGGCGAGACGTTCACCCAGGCGACCAGCGGGGCGACGGGCGTGATCATCGGCAGCTACTCCGGCACGCCGACCCGGATCCACTACGTGGTCGTCAGCGGCACGGTCGTGCACACCAGCGTGATCACGTGCAGCGGCGGGGCGACATTCGCCCCTGCGAACCCAACCGGCGGGACCAACCATGGCTACCGCTACCGCCCAGTCACAGACCAGTGGAGCGACGCGAACCGGAACGCGTGGACCGGCAGCCCTGTGGCCGGAGAGATCATCCTGTCGAGCGGCGGCAGCACCTCGGGCGTCGCGCTCCTGCTCGACCTCGGCGTGCCGGCGGCATCGGCCGGGGCGTTCTCCGCGGACGTGCTCCTGGGCTCGTTCTCGCCCAGTCCGACCACGCTGCTCACCGCGCCCGAAGTGGCCGGCGGTCCCGTGGTGCTCGACGTGACTCCGGGCACTGGCCCGAGCTTCGCCGGATTGACGGTGGTCGTCGGCTTCGGCACGGCCAACGCCGAGGTGTGCACCGTCACCGGAACCGCCGCCGACACCGTTACCGTGGCGACCCTAGCCAACAGCCACAGCGCGGGCGCCGTGGTCTGCCAGCGGATCCTGCTCACCGGCCAGACCAGCGGGGCGACGTGCAGCCTGCTCAGCAACCTGCTCCAGGTCGACAACTGCTCCGGCTCCCTCGCCTGGCTGCTCGATGGCCAGGCGGTCTACATCCAGGGCGTGCGGTGCGACTGGAAGATCCCGATGGAGACGGGCAAGCCGCTCCGGATCGACTTCACCGCGCGGGGCTTCCAGGCGGCGGTCACCACGCAGCAACTCGGCAGCGCAGCCTACGTCACCACGCCCCCGCCGCGCTTCGTGTCGGCCAACTTCACCCTGGACTCGCGCGGGTTCTACATCTCGAAGCTCACTCTGGCGGGAGGAAACAATCTCGGCAACCGGCCGGATGCGAACAGCGCAGAGGGTTCGATCAGCTACCGCATCAGCGACCGCGACATGACCATCACCATCGACCCGGAGAACGTGGTCCCCGCGGGCTACGACTTCCTGGCGAAGGCGGCGGCATCCACGCTCGTCGGCTGCAAGATGCGGTTCAACGTGGCGGAGTCGGGGATCCACAACATGGTGCTGGCCACCTACGCCGGCAGTGTGATCTGGATCGACGTCCCCGCGATCCAATACGACCCGCCGAGCTACGGGGACCGCGAGGGAACCGTCACGGCGGAGATCACGGGCCGGATCCGGCGCGGCAGCGCGGCCGGCGACGACGCCCTGTCCATCTACTTCCTCTGAGGTGCACGCGTGGCTATCGGCATCACACCGGACGACGTCTACGAGTGGACCTTCGAGCGGGAACGGCTGCTCCCTGCGCCGCAGGACAGGGTCAACCAGCTGAGCAGCCCCGCCGACGTGGAGATCTACGCCGTGCGCATGGAGGCGTGGCGCCAGCACAACGCGGCGGCCCAGGCGGCCATCGACGCCGGCACGGTCACGGTCTGGCGGCTCCGCACCATCTCCAGCCGGGACCAGTCGCGCCTGATCCAGATGGCCGGCCAGAGCCGCGACGGCTGGGAGTTCGAGGCCCTCCGTGTCGGGCTCGCCGGCTGGACGAATTGGAAGGACCGCAACGGGAAGCCGATCGAGGTGGCGACCGAGTCGGTGCCCGATCTGCTCGGCCGCGCGCGCAGCGGGATCGTCACCTTCGCGCTGCTCGACCGCATCCCCTTCAACGACGTGGTGCAGCTGGCCCGGGCGATCATCTCCAACCGGGTCACGGAGGAGGAGCTGGGAAACTCGTGATGGCCGCCGCAGCAGCCTGGGGCAAGCTTCCTTCCTCGTGCACCGTCTGTCGGCGGCCCGAGGCGAAGGAAGACCGCGCCCGCTGGGGCTGCGACGGCCCGACCGACATGCCAGCCTTCGACTACGACTGCGTGCGCTGCTTCGGGACCGACCCGGAGTGCACCCGCTGCGCCGGCAGTGGCATCGAGCAGGCGACCCGCTGCGCGTTCGCGGTGCGGACCGCGATCAGCTGCCGGATCATCGAGTACGTCGGGCTGGTCGAGGCGGGATTCCTGCCGGTGGAGGGCGGCTGGGAGGACCAGTCGGCGACGTTCGCGCACGCGGTGCGGTTCGCGGCCGGGCAGCGGGCGAAGATCCTGGCGCGCAAGGCGCCGGAGACGGGGCACTGACGTGGCCTCCGTCGACCAGAGAGCGCTTGAGATCCTGATCCGGGCCAAGGACCTGGCCTCGGCGGACTTCAAGAAGGTCGACGACGCGGCGAAGCGGACCAGCGACTCGATCGCGAAGGGGTTCAAGGGCGGCGTGCTCGCGTCCATCAAGGACTCGGTGACGGAGCTCAAGGCGTTCGTGCGGGGTTTCTCACTGCTCCAGGGCGTGCGGTTCCTGGGCGACGTCATCAGCGACTGGCTCGCGGTGCGGCGGGAGATTGCCGCCGCACGCCAGGAGATGACGCTCTTCCTCAACCTGCGGGGTGCGCCAGCCTCTCTGCGCGAGGACCTGGAGGCCCTCAAGTCCACGCTCATGGGGCTGCGCACGGACACCGGGTTCCTCAGCGAGAAGACCGCATCCGCCATGGCGCTCCTGGGCAGTCGGTTCAAGATCACGGCGGAGCAAGCGGCGGCGTTCGCCAAGGACGCCGTGTTCCTGGCCAACACGGTCGCCGGCTACAAGGACGATCCGCTCGCGGCGCTCAACGACATCCTGAAGGCCCAGAGTGGCATCGCCGGCGCCGCCGACGCGCTCACCCAGAAGCTGCAACTACAGATCAAGGACGAGACGTCGCTCGGCAACCTGCGCAAGGAGCGGCTGATTGCGGAGAAGGAGCTCGCCATCCGGGGCCTCGAGGCCGCCAACGCTGCCCGGCTGGAGGCGGACGTCGCCGGCCGCGCTGGCGCATTGGCCGAGATCAAGAGCCTCCAGGAGGACATCCTCACGCTGCAGAGAGAGATCGCGAAGAACCCGCTGGTGCCGGTGGATCCCCTCGCCGCGGAGCGCGCCAGGGCCGAGAAGGCCGCTGCCGACCAGATCGAGCGCCAGAACCGTGCGCTGAAGGAGCAGGCGCCGCTGGTGCGCGAGATCGCCCTGGACCGCTCCGACTTCGGGGCTGGCCTCTCCGAGGGCTTCGAGGAGTTCCGCGAGCAGCTGCTCAACTTCCGCGAGCAGGGCCGGCAGACCGTGCTGTCGCTCGTGGGTGGGGTGCAGCAGATCGGCCTGGCGTTCGTGGACACGCTGGTGACCCGGACCATGTCCGCGCGCGAGGCCTTGCGCCAGTTCGCGACGGACATGCTGCGCATGCTCGCGCAGCTCACGGCGCAGCTCGCGGCCAGCCGGATCCTCGGGGCGCTGTTCGGCGCGATCGCCGGGGCTGGGACGGGAGGCAACGGCTACCGGTCATCGCTTGGCAACGAACCGGTGCCGGGCGGCAACGTCGGTCCGAGCGCTGGCGCCTCCGGTCTCAAGAGCTGGAGCCCGTCAGGTGGCGGTGGCGGCACGACGAACATCTACTTCCAGTTCGTCGACGGGACGGGCGCCGACGAGCTGCTCGTGCGGCACAAGCAGACGATCATGGAGATCGTCGCGGCCGGGGCCGGGAGCAACCGCGACCTGCGCGTCGCGCTCGGGGTGCGCTGATGGCCCAGGCCACCATCTGCAAGGTGCTGCTCGCGGCGGGAGGCGCCCCGATGGTCGTGGCCACCATGGGCGGCACGGGTGTGGCCAACTACACCACCGTGCTCGATGTTGTCGCCGGCCAGTTCATCACCGGGCACGACTACGCCTTCGTGCTCACCGGCATCGTGGGTGGCTACCGCCACGACCCAGGGCCGAACGTCCAGCCGCACTACGCCGAGGTAACGCCGTTCATCGGGGTCTACCCGCTCGGGACCCTGGTGCAGACGCAGGCCTTCCGCCATCGCTGGGCAGAGAATCACTTCAGCTCCGGCCCCGTGCCACAACAGGAGCGCATCGGCACGCCGTTCCTGATGCTGTTCCGCAAGGACTCGTGGGGCGCAACGGACCGGCTGCAGCTGCTCGCCCAGGGGTTCTTCGACGGGAACATCCCGGGGAATACGGCGAAGTTCGACGTCGGTTCCGTGGCGGTCCAGGTCTGGGACCTGACCGCGCTCACCGCAGCCGGGATCGACTGGGGAACCAACTTCGTGACCCCATCGCCCGCCACCGTGCTCAACCCGAGCACCGGCGTGACCACGAACCTCGGATTCATCTCCCGCACGACCGTCGGGGCCAAGAACTGGATCGTGTTCAACCAGGCCTCGATCATGTCGCGCAACGACAACCAGCCTGCACACGTCTGGCCGGAGGTCTTGTCTGGCTCGGTCCCGCTCCACCGGCAGCGCGTGCAGGTCTGCCGGCACGGCATCGCGCTCAACAACTCCGGCGTGGAGCAGAAGACGTGGAACCACTATCCCGTCGGCAATGTCGCGCTCGTCCCACTGGGGACCACGTTCACCGTGACCAACTGGGGGCGGGACGGCCATTCGACCGCGCCTCAGTCCGAGGTCGATGCCGGCGGCATCTTCATGATCGAGGCGCACAGCAAGCTCGCTCACTTTGTCTCGGACGTGCAGCCTCAGAACACCGTCGCCGACTTCTGGGGCAACGCGTTCCCGTGGAACGGCACGCTCCTGTCCTACGACCTGGTGCTGAGCTACTACGGCGCCCGTGTGCTGATCGGGTGCGTTGACTCCCCGCCCTGGGCAGGGGCACACGGAACGATCGTCGAGGCTGAGGGAACGCCCCAGGCCGGCGGGCTCCTGATGCGCGCGCACTCCAAAGGCATGGGCGTCGAGAACCTGCCCCACGTCCGCGCATCGGTCTACGGGGCCGGCGGCGGCACCCACCGGCTGGTGCTCCGCGGTGGCGTCGGATCCGGCTCCCTCCCGCCGACCCCGCCGAATCTCACCTACACCGCCGAGGACTGCCACTTGTATGGCTGGAAGAGCGTCATCGACGAGAACATCATCGCCCCGGTCTACGAGGGACCTGGCCCGGAGACCCCAATCGTGGCACCGCGAGAGACGACGGTCGCGGTTGCTTCGCTGCCGGCCCTGCCGTTCGCCCCAAGCTTCAACGGCACCAGGCTCGAGTATGGAGGAGAGTCCCGCGAGAGCGTTACTCCGAGCGCCTACCGGACGGTCTTCCCGAAGTTCGCACTGGAGCGCGCCTCGCCGGTGCGCTTCGCGGTTGCGCTGTCTGCGGCTGACACGGCCACGCTCGTGTCCTTCCTTGAGGGGCTGGCCACCGCAACGGAGCCCGGATGCTTCCGCTGGCGCCCGCCGTGGGAACTCTCAGACCAGGCGTTCGGGTTCGCAGATGGGTTCTTCTTCGACGTGCGCGACCTGGGCGCTGGCACGAGCGGCCCGAACGCCATCACCTTCGACGCGGTGCAACTCACGGGGGCCACGCCGTGAGCACGCTCAGCAGCGCCACGATCGCGCAGGTCCAGAAGCAGCGGAACGCCAGCCCGTGGGTCTGGCTCTACGAGATCTGGGCGATCCAGAACTCCACCGAGACGAAGCCGTTCCGGATCACCTCGCACGACCAGGACGTGACGTTCGATAGTGCGACCTATCGGCCCTACCCGGCGCGGCACGACGTGGTCCGACAGGACAGCAAGGGCAACCTCCAGTCCCTGGAGCTCCGGATCAGCAACGTGGGCCGGATCCTAAGCCGGCACGTCGAGCTGGCGAAGGGCGCGTGCAGCCAGGACGTCAGGATCATCGGGCTCAACAAGGCCGCGCTGGCAACGGCGGACGCGCAGGCGCGGCTGTTCCAGATCGTGACCACGTCGGTGACCGACCGATGGGTGATCCTGCGGCTCGGGATGCCTGGGTTCTACCGGCGGCCGATGCCGAGCGGGGTCTACACGCGGCACCGCTGCGAGCACGCCTACCAGGACCCGTCCACCTGCGCCTACGCGGGCAGCATGCCGACCTGCGACAAGACCTACGACGGCGCGGACGGCTGTCTGGTCCATGGCGACGACGAGGTGGTCAACGGGCTGCCCAAGATGCACCCGCGCCGCTACGGCGCGTTCCCGTCGATCCCGCGGAGGGTCTCCTGATGCGGGCCCATTCCGTCCAGTTCCTGCCGCTCCTGGGGATCCCGTTCCTCACCGGCGGGCGCACGCGCGCGGGAATGGACTGCCTGGGACTGGTGGCAGCAGGCCTGCGGCTGATGGGCATTCCGTGGCAGGACCCGTGGGAGCGTGTCGCGGAGGCCTGGCAGCGCGGCGAGCGGTCATTCCATGGCGCGATCCCGCAGGGCTGGGCCGAGCTGCCGCCGGAGACGCCGCTCGAGCGCGGCGACGTGGTGCTGAGTCGCAACGGCGCCGGGGTGGTGCAGCACGTGTGTCTGGTGATCGACGTGGCGCGCAACCTGCTCCAGACGTCGGAGGGCACCGGCAGCGTGATCACGCCCGCCCGGATGCTCCGGGACCGGATCGTGGCCGTGTTCCGGAGGCCCGCGCCATGAGCCTCACGATCCACGTCCTGGGGAACGTGCTCCGGCCCGCCGAGGGCCGCGAGACCTTCCCGATGACGCACGCCGGCCTGACCGTGCGCGAGATCCGCAACCTGTGCAAACTCCCCAATTGGGCGGACGACGAAGTGGCGGTGGTGCGCATGGGCCACGTGGTGCAGGAGGAGCCGCGGCAAGCGTGGCTCCACAGCATCTCCGAACTCGACCTGGTGCCCAAGGACGGCGAGAGCCTCATGCTCGCGCCGAAGGTCGGGGTTCTTCCGGTCCTCGCGTTCGTCGCTCTCAACGTGCTGCTGCCGGCGGCCATCAGCATCGGGCTGAGCTACGCCATTGCGGCGCTCCAGGGGCGCCCGAAGCAACCGCAGATCCGTGGGGACATCGAGAGTCCGGTCTACGGCTGGGACGGGATGGCCACCAGCTACGGGATCGGGACCAGGATCGGATACATCTACGGCATCGATCGCGTGCCTGGGCAGGTGGTCAGCTCCAACATCTTCAACCTCGGCACGGGTGATGACATCCTCGGGTTGACGATCGCGCTCGGGAAGGGCCGCGTGGCGCGGATCGCGGGCGTAGACATGACCACGGTCACCGACTGGAACCAGCTCGGCCGGCTCTACACGAACGGCGGGGTTCAGTCTGTGGTCCCGACGGGGATCCGGATCAACGGCACGCTGGCGGAGGTGGATGACATGGCGGTCCACCTGCGCGCCGGCACCGCATACCAAACCCCTCTACCAGGAGCCGCCCGCAGCTACTCGACGTTCGCGGTGGAGAAGGGTCTTGAGCCGAACACCGGCAACACGAGCGGCCCGATCTACAGCGCCACGGCGGAGGTCAAGAGCCTCCGCGCTGGAGTGCGCATCGACTACTGCTACGACGAGACGCCATCTGGGCCGGGACCGATCCTGCTGGGGGTTCAGTTGCAGGTGCTTGATCCGACCACTGGTGCCATTGTTGGCAGTGGTAACTACAGCAACACCGTCCAGTCCACGGTTCCGTTCCGCGTGTCGGTCATCGCCCCGGTTCCCACGGACAAGGTCTACAACTTCCGGCTTGTGACCCAGACCGCGACGGTTGGGCATCGGCCCCAGGTCAGCGGCACCTGGGCCAGCGCAGTCGAGGAGCTCGCGACTGGTGGTGACGAGCTGGCCTTCCCCGGCATCGCGCTGATGCACCTGGACCTGCGCGCCACCGAGAAGCTCAGCGGCTCCACCCCGACGGTCACCGTCCCGGTCTGGGGACGACTGGTCCGCTGGAAGCTCGCTGGTGTGTGGCAGTCGGCCGCGTTCTTCCACGCGGGATCGGGCAAGTATCCGGGCCGCAACCCCGCCTGGATCCTCTACGACTTCCTGACCGCCTCCGACGCGTGCGGGCGCTGGGTCAGCGCGGCGGCCATCGACGAGGACAGCTTCGAGGAGTGGGCCGAATACTGCGACGAGCTCGTGGACGACGGCGACGGTGGCATGGAGCCACGGCACCAGTGCGACCTGGTGATCGACCGCGGCGAGTCGGCGTGGGACGTTGTGCTCCGCATCGCGCGCACCGGCCGCGCCATCCCGATTCCGCTGGGCAACGGCTACCGGATCCAGTTCGAGCACCCGGACAGCGTCTCGTTCCCGCGCCCGATCCGCGGCCTGTTCACCGAGTCCAACATCCAGGACCTGCAGATCGACTACCGCGACGTGCTCGACCGGCCGACGATCATGGACGCACAGATCCTCAACGAGGATCTGGAGTGGGAGCAGGACCTGATCTCCCAGGAGGACCCCGACGCGTTCGGCCTGAACCAGCCGTGGCGCTACCGGGCCGAGCCGTTCAAGCGCGAGAGCGTCGACCTGTTCGGGATCACGCGCCCATCCCACGCGCGCCGGGAGCTGGCTTGGATGCTCGCCGCCAACCGCAAGAGCTACAGCCAGGTCCGGTTCACCACGTCGATCCTGGCCCTCGGCGCGGAGGTGGGTGACCTGATCGGAATCCAGCACGACGTGCCCCGGTGGTTCGACACCGACACTGGCGGATTCCGCACGACCGAGGCGGTGTCCGCGGCGGCGTCGATCAAGCTCGACCACGCCGTCACGCTCGAGGTGGCTAAGACCTACCAGGTGGCGGTGCAGCAGTCCGACCACACGATCGTCCGGGTGGGGATCACCTCGGTGGCGGGCAGCTACCCGGCCGGGACCCTGCTCGCGCTGGCGAGCGCGATCACATGCCGGCAGGCGGCCACGGTGGCGTTCGGCGAGACCAACTCCGAACTGGTCGTCTACCAGATCACCGACATCGAGCAGCGCGAGGAGTGGATCTTCCAGGTCACGGCCAGCCTCTACGACGAGACCGCCTTCGACGTGGAGCTAGACATCGAGACGGGGAACCTTGGCCCCGAGACGGCGAGCATCGAAGCGGTAGGCACCGGGGCGGAGACCATCGAGGCCATCACCCTGACACGGTCCGCGGACGGCACCCGGCTCAGCCTCTCCTGGCTGCCCCCGGAAGGCGCCAAGGGACCGGTGCGCATCTACCTTCGGTCGAAGCTCTCCGTGGCCGAGGAGCAAGCCCTGGAGCAGCAGGACGCCATCGCGCAGGCCGACTCCCGGTGGCAGGTCGTCTTCGAGGGCGAGGGCACCCAGGCCATCGTGGAGGGTCTCCAGCCCTTCCTGGAGTATGAGGCCATCGGCGTCATGCGGTCCGCGGCCACGGGAGCCTGGGCGTCGCCGGCCACCGCGGACGTGATCGCCCTGTCCCCGGAGGAGTTCGCCCCGTTCTCCCCGCCGAACGTCGGGCACTTCGCGGCGCAGCAGGTCGCGGATGGGGTGCAATTCTCCTGGGCGCCCGTGCGGGATGACGTGCTGGCCTACTACGAGCTCCGCCGGGGGCCGACCTGGACCGGCGCCGAGCTCGTGGGGCGCACCACGCGCTCGACCTGGCTGGCCACGGATGCCGCGGTCGGCACCCAGACCTACCTGCTCGCGGCGCGCCACCGCAACGGGCTCTACTCGGACGTGCCGGCGGAGCTGTCGGTCACGTGCGGCGATCCGTTCGTCTACAGCTCCTCGCTCGCCAGCCTGACCGACATCGATCCGGCCCTTGACGGCACCGCGGTTGACGTCGAGCTGCACGCCGACGGGAGCTTGGTGCTGTCCGCCGGCAAGCTGCTGGGCACCTACGAGACCCTGCCGCTCGACGCGGGCACGGCGGGCGTCTACCACTGGTCTCTGCTCTGGTCCGGGTGGGCCGAGGACGTGGCCCTGACCATCGTGGACCTGCCCGCGCTGGGCTCCGGGGAGGGGCACTGGTGGCGGATCCTGGGGCGGGACCCGTCCTCGGTGATCCCCGGCGTGGACTTCGACCAGCCGGTGGACGAGACGTTCCTACTCGACGATGGGGAGCAGACGTTCGCCGGCCGGCGCGGCGCGCTCGGGCTGCACGTGCGGATCAAGGTGGAGGCTGCCTTCGACCCGGGAACCGGGACCTTCGGCGCCTGGCAGGCGTTCCGCTCCGGCGTGTGGGCCTCGGCGGACCGGGTCAAGTTCCGGTTCACGCTGGAGCGCACGTCGGAGGACTGGGAGGTGCACCTGCTGCCGGATCTGGCGGCGGAGGTGTTTGGCGAACCGGCGCCATCGCCAGGTGGCGCGGCCGGCGGGGATCTCACTGGCACATACCCAGACCCCACGATCGGCACCGGCAAGGTCACCACGACCAAGATCCTCGACGCAAACGTCACGCTCGCCAAGCTCGCGAACATCGGGACCGACCGTCTGATCGGCCGCGACACGATCGGAACCGGCGTACCTGAGACGATCACTGTCGCGGGCGGGCTGGAGTTCACCGGATCGTCTGGGATCCAGCGGTCGGCACTCACGGGCGACGTGACCGCCACCGCCGGCAGCAACGCCACCACCATCGCGAACGATGCGGTCACCATCGCTAAGCAGATCAGCGCCGCCCGCCCCGTGTTCCAGGTCGTCGTCGCGTTCAACACTGCGGCGGGCATCAGCACCTACAACTTCCCGCTGGAGACATACGAGACGACCTACGCCGGCTACGGCGTGCCGGCAGCCTGCAAGCTCATTGCCGTGTGCGCGGTCATGGCCACCAACACCACGGGGATCAACTGGACGCTGCGCGTGCGCAAGAACGGATCGGGCTCAGACTCGGACACGTTCGTCTTCGCGCTCTCCGATGTCGCCTGGACAACGAAGGTCACGTCAGGGGCTTCGGTCAGCGCCGCCACGTTCGCGGCCGGCGACTACCTGTATTTCCTCGCCGACGGCTCAGCCACCACCGGCGGCATGTACGGCCACATCACCCTTCTCTTCCAGAGGACCTAGTGGACCCAGTCATTGCAGCCATCCGCTCGCAGATGTGGGAAGCACTGAAGACCGCTGCCGCTTCCTCGCCTGACCCGGCCGTGAAGGCCGCCGCACAGGACGCTGTCGCGTCTCTTCAGCCTACCCTCGCGCGCGTGCAGGCCGTCCGTGACTTGTTCATCGGTGGCACGTCCGCGGAGAAGGTCCGGGCCGTGAACGTGATCGCCAGGATGTTGGCGAATGGAGTCGGAGGATCATGAGTCAACCCACTGCCTGGCCGTTCCCGCTCCCCACGACGGTCAACGGACCGACACTCCGGAGCAACCTCAACGACGGACTGGACGCGCTGCTCACGCTGCACTCGGGCGCGGCCGAGCCGAACGACACCTTCCCGCGGATGTTCTGGGCCGACACGACCAACCTCGTGCTGAAGCAGCGCAACGCGGCCGACTCGGCGTGGAACATCCTCGGCCCGCTGAACGCCCGCTGGGACTGGAGCGAGAACGCGTGGACCTTCGCCGGCATCGCGGCCACTGTCACCGTGCCGATCTGGATCCCGCCCGCGGCGGCCTACGCCCAGGAGCTGGTGATCCAGTCGGACACGTCCACCGCGGGCAGCACGGGCAGCAACCGCTACGAGATCCAGGTCACCAACCGGACCGCGGCCAACAACCTCCTGGCCACGCCCTACTACACGAACACCGCGGAGATCGTGCTCCAGGTCGGGCTGGTGATCCCGTTCGACCAGAACCGGAACCTCGCGGCCAACGACTACCTGGACCTGGTGGTCACCAAGACCGGGGCGCCCACGGACCTGTCCACGGCCAAGATCCGCGCGACGCTGCGCGGCTACATGCGGGGGGCTTGATGGATTCGCAACTAAGATGGCGGGTGAGGCGCCGGGTAATTGCCCTTGGAACCGCGCTCGCGATCGCTCTTGTGGCGGTCTGGCACGGCGCCAGGACGTGCCTACGTGCTGCATTGGGAGGACGACATGGCTGATGACTCGACGACGAAGACAATTCCCGCGGCGGCGCCGTGGTGGATCCAACTCGCTGCCCGCTTTGGGGCGACGGCGGTGCTGGCCGCGGGGCTGCTGTACTACCTCGGGCAGTCGCTCCAGGCGTTGCCGCTGACCATGGAGCGCCAGGTCGATCGGCTCGCCACAGCCATCAAGGAGTCGGCCGATGCGCAGATCCGGAGCACAGAAGCGGCCGAGCGGCGCGCCGAGGAGCGCACGCGGATGGCGGTCGAGCGGCTCCTCGTCGAGATCAACAAGAACAAGTGAGTGACCCGATGACACGCGTGATCCTGCTCTGCGTCCTGTGCCTGCTCCCTTCGTGTGCCACTGGGGGTGCCGTCGACTTCCAGCGCGTTGCCTTCTACCAGGGAGAGGCCCGCGCTCTCCGCGACCAGGCGACCGGCATCCGCGCCGCCATCGCGGCAGACAAGGCGGCCGGGAAGAGCACCGAGACTATCGCCCTGGAGATCGGGCTGGCGGTCCAGCAGGTGGTGATGGAGACGATCCTGATGCCGCCGGCGAGTCAGCCGGGAAGGTGAACCCCATGTTCCACTACAAGAACAACCTGTTCTTCGGGCGGCGTGAGGACGGCAACGTCCGCGTCCTCAAGATCCACCCCGACCACAAGTTCCCCGGCTTCCCCACCGTCAACGGCCCGCCGCCGGTCGCGGATCAGTGGGTGGAACTGGACGCCATCATCGACGCGGACGGCTGGGCCAGCATCGTTGCCAGCGTCTCGAAGCAAGGGGAGACAGGCGCGACCTTCCGGCAGGCCAGGGATTTCCACGGCTGACCCATGCCAACTCCCCAGCTTGACGGCGTGTTCGGCACCGAGCCGGTCCTCACGGGCCGGCTGCCGGCATTCCTCAGCGCCGGCACCACGGCCGCGCTGCCGCTCGATCTGGACAACGGGCTGATCCGGCTGCGCTTCGTGGCGCATGGTGCCTACGGGGTGACGCTGGAGGAGATCGAGGACCTGGCCGAGGGCGGCTTCACGTGGCGGTTCGCTGCCGCTACCACCGACGGCGAGCACGACGGCAGCCTGTGGCGCATCGTGACCCAGGCCGCCAGCGGGTGGTCGGATGGCTGGTCCGACGGCTTCGGGGCGGGGTTCCGCGACACGTTCCCGACGGCCACGGTCGAGGTCACCACCACCGAGGACCGGGACGGCCGGGATGCGGTGATGTTCCGCTGGCTCGACGTGGACCTGCCCACCGGCGGCACGGCTACGGTCACGGTGCTGGTCTCCCTGGGCAGCACGGACCATGTGGCCCGCTGGTGGATCGCAGTCTCGCGCGCGGGCGAGGAAGTGGACGGCATAGAGTTCGTCGAGTTCCCCCGGCTGGCCCCGATCGGGCCGGTGGCCGCGCGCGCCAGCACGAGCCACGCAGCGAGCCAAGCGCGGGCCCGGCACCTTCTGCCTGCGCACGACCGGCCGGCGCTCAATGCCACGAACACGCCGCTGAGCCGGTGGGATGGCCTGGAGGTCGTGACCTGCCACCCGTCCGGGGCAGCCGGCGCGGTGGTCCAGCCGATGCAGTTCGAGGCCCTCGCCGCGGTCGACCCGCAGGACACGGCCAGCCTGCACCGGATCCTCTACCTCGGCACGGCGGACGGCGCTGGCTGTCACAAGCAGTTCGTGCGCGCCGGCAGCGAAGCGGGCACCGAACTGGCCATGCGCTGGGCGCACCGCCAGTTCCCGCCCTGGGCCCACCACCCGGCCGCAAGCCTGGAGGACGCCAGCCGGTTCGGCAGCGTGCTCTACCCGAGCTACCCGGCCCTGGTCGGTTGCCTCAAGGCCACGTCCGGAGCGTGGTGGCACACCGCCGCCGCGTTCTACCGGGACAACTTCGCCCAGCGGGGGGCGCCACGGCGGACGGACACCACCAGCCGCACCGACCTCGCGCGGAGCGCAGCCTGGGCTGGAGCGATCAACCAGACCCCGAACCTCGACGGTGCCACGGTCGGCCGCCTGTTCGCCGCCTGGGCAGACCAGCACCGGGAGATGGTCGGGGCCTCGCGCATCGCGGCGCAGCTCGGCGCGCTCAAGCCGGCGATCACCCGCGTCGTGCCGCCCGTGCCGTTCTCCTCAACCCGCGGCGTGAACTACCTGCCGCTGGCCTCGACCACCTCGCACTGCCTGCACCTGTCCTTGGATCCACTGGTCGGCGAGCCCTACGCCGACACCTCGGGCGGGTTCTGGTTTGAGAGCCATGCCGAGCAGGAGATCGACGCGCTGTCGACGCTGCTCCCGGGCATCAACGCCGTCCGGTTCTGGGGCAGCTTCGGCAACTGGTTCCTGGACCCGGCGCAATACATCGCCGGCTTGCGGCGCTACTGCCAGTGGCTCCGCGCGCGCAACATGCGCATGAGCTTCGTGCTGTTCAACGTGATCGCCACAGGGGCGGCCAGCGCTGGGTTCGGGATCCATGACCTGATGAACGCGGCCAGCTACAACCCGGCCGCGTTCCGCACTGCGCTCTGGACGCTGTGCAACAACTGGAACACCGCAGCCGCCGCGGCCTTCCCACTGCCCACGGACGATACGGACTTCACGCACTGGCCCGAGCCGCTGAACCATCTGGGCTGGCTCGCTCAGGGCCGGTTCGGCGAGTGGACGGACACCACCTTGCAGGACCTGGTCGGTCGCTACGTGCGCGACATCGCCCTGTTCTTCGCGCAGGACGACGACGGCCGGGCGGTGTTCCACAGCTACGACCTGGAGAACGAGGTCAACCTGCAGTATTCCCCGGACGAAACGCCGAACGCGACGCTGCGGGAGTATCACCTGGACTTCTGCGGGAAGCTGGCGAAGGTCATCCGCGCGATCCAGCCGGACGCGGCCATCACCATCGGCTGGGCCGGCAACCCGACCGGGCTCTCGACCGAGCTTCAGCAGCACGGGTGCGTGATCGACTACACGTCGGTGCACACCTACAACTACAACCCACCCGCGACCCATGAGGCCGGGTGGGCAGCCGTCGAGGCCGCCATGGTCGCGGCGAAGGCCGAGGGCGACGCGCTCGGGATCCCGTGGCTGCTCAGCGAGGGGTTCGTCCTCGAAGAGAACCTGGGCGAGATGCAGCGCTACCTGACCCCGATGGCCGCGAACGGGGGCGGCGGGTTCCTGTGGACGCCGCTGCGAAGCAACGCCTACCGGCAGGAACTCACGCCTGGCTCTGGCGTGCGGATCTTCGACGGCATCTGGGTCTGCGCCACGCCCGCGAAGCAGATCACGCGGTCGATGTCCGCGCTGGTGTTCGACCTGGAATACCCGACGGACGCTGCGGCGCTCCAGGCGTGGATGCTCACATGATCGAAGGCCACGATCGGGACATCGTTTGCTACGAGGATCTCGGCGCCTTCTGCTGCCCATGCGGAGCGCGATGGGTGGACGGCGCGGAGCAGCTGCCGTTCCGTGATTGGGTCATCTTCCACGTCGAGCACTCCTCGGGGTGGTGCCGGCATGAGGTGAAGAACGACGGCCGCAAGGTGATCGGCGGCCCGCTGGGTCGGCGCTACATCATCACGCAGCGGAAGAAGGCAACGTCATGACCACCGACCCCACCGCCACCGTCCTGACCGCGCCGCTCTCGGCCGCCATCGACGCGGACCTCGCCGCCGAGCTCGTGGCCGCCCCCGCCACCGTCACGCCCCTGGTGCACGTCGACGCGCTGCAGGTGGCCGAGGGCTCCGGCTGGGTGCCCGCGGCCGACCTGGAAGGCAGCGGCCGGCTCTGGACCCGGGGCGGGATGCCGGCAGTGGCCGGCGAGTTCCGCATCGACTACGGCTCCGCGGTCGGGCAGGCGCTCCTCACCGACACGCTCCTGGCCGAGCTGCTGGGCTCCTGGCCGTTCGACGGCGTGCACCTCGCCGGGCTGCTCAGCGGGCGCGGGGAGCCCGGCTATGACCCGCCGGAGGGCGACCCGGCCCACCTGGCCCACGGCGGCGCCTACCGCTCCACGGGCATCCGCGCGGCCGTGGCGGCCACCCGCGCCCTGTCCAACCCGATCCCCGACCTGACCTCCGACGGCATCCGCGAGCCCCTGGTCGACACCGTGGACCTCGTGACCGAGGGCGACGGCTGGCTCCCTGGCCACGGCGAGCTGGCCGAGGAGGACCTGCTGGCCCTGGGCGTGTCCGACGTGGACCTGGTGGCCCGGCACATGAGCCCGCCGCTCGCGGCCATCGTCTACCACGAGACCGCGCAGGCCGGGCGCCTGGTGCAGCCGTTCACCCGGGCGACACGCTCAGACAGCCTGCACCACCCCTACGCCGGCTGGACCGGGCTCACGGACGACGAGTGGAACCAGTTGCTCGCTTTCCAGGTGGCCACCGTGGGGATCGCCGGCCACCTGCCGCTCCTGCCACTCCCGCTCGAGCACTACAACGACCGGCTGGACCCGGACGCCGCAGAGCCGCACTGCGTCCGCTTCGCCCGGAAAATCTTCGCGGCCCTCCGGGACACGACCTGGTGTGCGCAGTTCCTGGGCTTCGGCCGGATGGAGACACCCCTGGTGCACGTGGCGGCGCGCACCGTCACGACCAACCCGCTGTCCTGGGCGAAGAAGATCAGCCCGCGGATCTGGGACGCGTGCGGGATCCCCGGCGTGCCCCGCTACCGCGCGGGCGGGGGCTGGTCGGACGGGTGGAGCGACGGCTGGGCCACCGGGCCGGAGACCCCCACCACCGGGGCCGGCGCGGTGCACGTGGACTTCGACGTGCCCTGCGTGCTGGCCAGCTTCTGGCGCGACCCGGGCACCACCGACCTGGGGCTGATCCTGGCCAACTGGACCAACGCCTCGGCCGCGTGGCAGGGCACCTTCGGCCTGAGCCGCTATGCCGGCTGGGGCAACCCGGGCATGTTCTCCGACGGCTGGTCGGACGGCTGGTATCGCGGCCCGCGCTACCGGATCGACGAACTGCGCGGCGAGGGCTCGGCCTGGTCCGACGGCTGGTCGGACGGCTGGGGTGGCGGACCGCCCAGCGAGGTCGAGATCGCCAGCGACCTGCGCGCCGCCATCTCCGTCGAGTGCTCCGGCACCGCCGGCACCCGCACCGATCAGACCATCTTCCTCGGCGCGATGCCGCCGTACTCAGTGCACGCTTACCGATTCAGACAGGAGTGACAGACCCATGGCCGAGACCACCGACATCCTCACCAAGACGGCGCTGCTCGCAGAGATCGATAGCCTGATTGTCGACAACCACGACGGGGCCAACACGCCGGAGAAAGCGCGGGACTGCTGGAAGGACATCGTCGCCAGCGTCATGGGCTGCTACGGCGGAATCACCGCGGACGCCGCCACCCTGAACATCCAGGCGGCCGTCGCGGTAGCTTCCGGCTACGTTCAGATCGCGAACATCGGCGTGGCAATGCCGGTGAGCAACGTGACCGCGAACGCCACGGCCGGCACGCTCACGATCGGCACGAATGGGGCCGGCGACTACGAGATCTCGGTGGTCGGCGCCTTCCGCCGCTTCGAGGTCACCGGAGGCACCGGCGGCTTCATCGCCGCGGGCAGCCCCTACGAGGGGACGGTGCCTGTGGGGTTCCTGCAGCTGCGGCTCGGCGCCGCTACCAACATCGCCACCGCGGCTCAGAAGTTCGGTGCCCAGGACGACATTCACACGATCACCGCTCGTGCGATCCGCACGCTGGCCGCCAACGACGTCGTGAGCGTCTGGTTCGGCACGCTGGCTACGCTGCTGGAAGTGAAGTGCATGTATCTGCACGTGCAGCTCAAGCGCATCGGCTGATCCCGTGGTCCTCCTCACCCAACCCGACCAGGACCTCACCGCGCCCGCGAACGTGGACGTGGCGTTCCTGGTCGCGCTCACCGAGGGCGACACCAGCGCGGTCGTGGCGGCGCTCTACTGCGCCAGCGTCTACGCGACCGGCGAGCGCAAGATCACCCGCACGCTGGGCGACGGCGTCTCCATCGTGGACGCCACCCACTTCCGCGTCACCATCCCGGCGGCGCAGATGGCCGGGCAAGGCGGGCTGAACCTGTTCCACGAGCTCAAGGCTTGGGACGCGCTGGGCCGGCCGGGGCGGGCGATGAGCGGGACGCTGCTGGTCAAGATCTCGCACGCCTAGGGGCTCGCAGTAGCGAGCGCCGCGTCCCGGACGTAAGTCGCCAGCGGCTTGCCGGCGCGACGGGCGCCCTCGGTCAAGCGCGCGAGTTCCTCGTCGTGCAGTCGCACCATCACGGCGCGCGGGCGCGCCTCGCTGACGGCCTTCGGCGGGCGGCCGCGGCCACGCTTGATCTTGCGCGTCATGCCTCGATCTCCGCCCTGATCTGCGACGCATCACGTGCGGCGCCACGGTCGCTACACACCTCGACGCCAGCCGCCGACGCCAGCCTCGTGCGGACGCCACTGTCCCATGCCACCCACTGCTCGCCGTCCACCATGAGCACGCGGCCGAAGTCGGCATCGGCGCCGTGACCCGCAACAATCCACGTGTCGGGCTCGATGGACTCGACCTCCTCGGCCGTGAGTGGCTCACACGTCGGACACCACAGGTCCGGGACCTGGAGTTCGCGGGGCTGGTATTGGGCGTGACACTTGGCGCAGGTGGTCGTCGTCATGATGGACCATCTTGCGCCCGAGTCTGCCCGATATCCACGGAAATCGAATAACTCGGACGGGGGTTGACTCCAGTCCGGTCCGAACGGATTCTCTCCGGCATGACCGGGTCTTGGCGGACCCGGAGGGGAACGCGCGGATCGCGCTGATCGTCAAGACCTCGCACGCCTGACCCAAGGGGAAACCCTTAGACGGCGGGGGTTGCAGCCGTGGCTCTCTTGAGCGCGGCAACCGCGGCCACCCGGACCCACGTCGCGGTGTTCAGGCCATCGGCCCGGGCCTGAGCCTCCACGTCGAGCGCCTCCTGCTCGCTGAACCGGACGGAGATCAACCGGACGCGCGGTGCCTTGGGATGGCGCAGCCTGCGCCGCCTCGGCTTTCTGGTCACTGTTGCTTCCATGGGGCGGGGATTCTCCTGGCCACCTTCAAGATTTCCTACTGAAATCTTTTGGACCGTGTGCCGATGAAGTGGTAGCAAGCATCCCCGACCCAGGAGGTATCCGTCGATGGCACCGATCGTTCCCGGGAGCCCTGCCCGGCCCCGCCTTCCCGTCCCCGAGTTCTTGGTCGTGCTGGCCATGATGGTTGGCGGCCTCGTCCTCGCGCTGCTGGTCCTCCATGGATTCGGAGGTGCCAAGTGACGACCCCAGAACCCGTCCCCGTGACCGAGATCACGCACCCGAGCTACGCGCGCCGTTCCGCCCTGCGCGCCGCGAAGCGTCTGGCGTGGGCCGCGTGCGTCGAGATCGACTTCGCGCTGGTGAACCAGGGCTACGTCGACAAGGCGATGGACTGGCTGGCCCAGGCGCTGGAGCGGGCGAAGGAGGCCCTGCCGACCTCCGACAAGGTGCAGCCATGATCCTCGACCTGTTCAGCGGCACCGGCTCGGCCACCGTCCGCTTCGCGATGGCTGGCCACCAAGTCTTGCGCGTCGAGAAGAACACGCGCTTCTCGGCCGACGCGCGCGATGTAACCGGCTACCACCCGCCGGCGGGCGTGTGGGGCGTGTGGGCTTCGCCGCCGTGCACCGAGTTCGCCCGCGAGTCCATGCCGTGGTGCAAGACCGGGCAGGAGCCCTCGCTGGACCTGCTGCGCGAGACGGTGCGCATCATCCAGGAGGCGCGGCCGGCGTGGTGGATCGTCGAGAACGTGAAGGGCGCCATCCGCTACTTCGACCCGATCCTGAATCCGCTTGGGGCCAAGCGCGTCGGCTGCGGGGCGCATCACCTCTGGGTTTGGCCGGAGCCGGTGTGGGCGCAGATCTCCCCGGGCTGGAAGCAGATCGGCCCGCGCAAGGAACGCATGCCGAAGGGGCCGGAGCGGTCCGCGCTCCCGCGGCAGTTGCAGGACCGCGTCTACTTCGCCACGTGGACGATCGCGAGGGAGGTGCTGGCTCGATGACTTCCCATCCTCGCATTGCGATGCGCGCGCTCCGGCAGGGGACCCCGCGCACGATGGCAAACCGTGCCGAACTGCCGGGGCGCTCGCGTCCTTCCTTCCGCTGGGCCGACGTGGCCGGCGAGCTCGTGCTGGTGGCCTGCGCGGCGGCGCTGGTCGTGTTCGCGTGCCTGTCATGAGGCCGCTGGAGGAGATGACCTGCGGCTACCGCCCGCAGCGGCATGAGAGCCAGCCCAGGGGCTTTCCGCTCGCTCCCCCGAGATACATGGTCGGCTACGAGGTCGCGAAGCAGTTGCGGTCTCTGGCCGAGTGTGGCAGCGAGCACGCGACGGTCCAGCGGCTTGAGGAGTTCCGTGGCAGCGTCGAGGACCTGGAGCTCGCGGCCTTGATGTTCGAGCGCGCCGGCGAGCGCGCAAACGGCGCGAACCTTCGACGCTCGCTCCCAGTCGGCTCCGATCCAGGCCCCGCCTACCTCCCCACCCGCCGCGAGCTGCTGGCCGCTGACGCGCTCGACAAGGCGTGGGTGCTCGCCCAGCTGGTGCGCGACGAGTTCTCCTGCCCGCCCGAGCGGATCCGGAACGCCATGGAGGCCTTGGAGGACGCGCAGCGCGCGTGGCGGGAGTGCGTGCTGCCGGTCTGCGCCGGGGACCGGCCGGGAGGTGCGCCTTGAGCAACTTCTCCGGAACGCTCATCACGAGGCAGTCCATGCGGTCGACTGCCGTGGCTCGCTTCAGAGAGCAGTATGGGTGTCGTCCAGACTTCCGCTTCCACGGTGGCAAGACGGTTCGGGAGACGCTTGCCGAATTGGACGCGAAGGGCCCTGACCTCCTCAACGCGTCGTGGTTCAAGGTGCCGGACTGTACGTCGTGCGGCAACGACGTCGACGCAGTGATTGTCTTCGAGCGCGAGCAGGAGAGCGTCGCCCTGTGCCGCTGCTGCCTCTTCGCCGCGTTGGCGCTGGTGGAGGCGAAGCCATGAGCAGCCTCATCACCGTCTGGGCCGTCGGCGCGATCGCGCTGGCCGTCTGGATGCTGGATCGGCTCTACGACCAGTGGGGCGAGATCAAGTCCGCCGGCGAGGCGTCGGGCGTGCTGTTCGTCCTCCTGGTAACGTGCGTGACGTGGCCGCTGTGGCTGGCGGCGGTGCTGCTCTACGGCGCGGTCACAGTCGGCGGGAGGCTGTTCCTCGGCGTGCTGCTCGCCTTCAGCCTGCCCGCCCAGGCCCGAATTGCGACACGGCCGGCCCCGGTCCCCCTGCTGCAGGCGCGGACACCGCCTGCAGCCTCCTTCCCGCCGGGGCTGGCCGGTGTCCTTGGCGGGCAAGCGGTGCCCGCGCCGGTCGCGCCGCCGGAACTGCTGACGCTGCGCGCGTGCGTGTGGGGCGACAGTCAGCAAGGCACGCCGGTGTTCCGCCAGGTCGTGGCCGCGATGCAGGCCGAGGCACCCGCGTTCCTCTTGACCACGGGCGACGTGATCCAGAACCGGGGCGCGTTCCCGACCGAATGGCTGGACCAGTTCCTCGTGCCGCTCGCGCCGCTGCTGCACCTGCCCCGCTTCGGTTGCCTCGGCAACCACTGTGATCCTCTCGGGTTCCGGGCCAACGTCTGCCAGCTACCCTCTCGACTGCCGGGCGGTCTTGGATTGTGGCAGTCGGTCGACGTTGGCCCGGCCCGTTTCCTGTTCATGGACTCGAATCAGGAGTCCTTCGAGCTGCGCACCAGCATGATGGCCGGCGGCCCGCAACGCGCCTGGCTCCTCGCCGAGCTCGCGCGCCCGCGGCCGCCGGTGCTCGTCGCCATGTTCCACGCGCCTGCGGTCACGGAACTCTGGACAGGGACCTGCTACTACCTGCGGACCGGCGTCGAACACGCGCCCTGGGTCTGGGCCATGGATACCCTGGCCGCAGCGGGGTGCGCGCTGGTGCTGAACGGCCACGCCCACGGATACCAGCGCGGCACCTGGCGCGGCATGGCGTGGGTGGTCACCGGAGGCGGAGGAGGCGGGCTCGACTCGGAGTGCTGCCCGGACATCCCCGAGGTGGACGTGCGCCGCCCCGTGCACCACTTCTGCACGCTGGACATCTCACCCACCGGGCTCGTGCTGCGCGCCCTGGACCTGCAGCGGCGCGAGTTCGATCGGGTGGAGGTGCGCCGATGACGGCCTACGACACCTTCCTCGATCAGAAGCGCCAACTCGGTGGGCGCCACGGCTTCGAGCCGCGCTACCTGCCGGACTTCCTGTTCCCGTTCCAGCGCGATCTCGTGGCCTGGGCAATCCGCCAGGGCCGCGCCGGCATCTTCGCGGACTGCGGCCTCGGCAAGACGCCGATGCAGCTCGTCTGGGCGCGCAACGTCGAGATGCACGCCGGTCGCGTGCTGATCCTGACGCCGCTCGCGGTGTCCGACCAGACGGTGATGGAGGCGCGCAAGTTCGAGATCGAGGCCGCGCGGAGCAAGGACGGCAAGCTGCCGGCGGGGATCGTGGTCACGAACTACGAGAGCCTCCACCACTTCAAGCCGGAGGACTTCGCCGGCGTCGTCTGCGACGAGTCCAGCATCCTCAAGAACTTCGACGGCGTGCGGCGGGCCGCGATCACCGAGTTCATGCGGCGGCTGCCCTACCGGCTGCTCTGCACCGCGACCGCGGCGCCCAACGACTACATCGAACTGGGCACCTCCAGCGAGGCGCTCGGGGAGCTCGGCTACACCGACATGCTCGGTCGGTTCTTCAAGAACGACCAGAACGCGATCAAGACGAACCGGAACTGGTCGGGCGCGCAGTGGCGGTTCAAGCACCACGCCGCGCTCCCGTTCTGGCGCTGGGTGGCGTCCTGGGCTCGGGCTTGCCGCCGACCATCCGATCTCGGGCACCCGGACGATTCGTTCGTCTTGCCCCCGCTGATCGAGCGGGAGACGGTCGTGGCAGCGACCAAGATCCGCCCCGGCTTCCTGTTCGAGATCCCGGCGCAAGGGCTCTGGGAGGAGCGCGAAGAGTTGCGGCGCACCATCACCGAGCGGTGCGAGGCCGCGGCCAGCAAGGTCACCGGCGCCGATCCCGCGGTGGTGTGGTGCCACTTGAACAAGGAGGGCGACCTCCTGGAGAAGCTGATCCCGGGCAGCCGGCAGGTGAGTGGCAATCAGGGCGACGACGAGAAGGAAGAACTCTTCAAGGGCTTCGCCGCGGGCCAGGTCCGCGTGCTCATCACGAAGCCGAAGATCGGCGCATGGGGACTCAACTGGCAGCACTGCGCGCGGATGACGGTCTTCCCGTCGCACTCGTTCGAGCAATACTACCAAGCCGTGCGGCGGTGCTGGCGGTTCGGCCAGACACGGCCGGTCGAGGTGGAGGTCATCACCACCAAGGGGCAGAAGGGTGTGCTCGCGAACCTGCGGGCCAAGTCCGCGGCCGCAGACCAGATGTTTGAGGTCCTGGTGGCGCAGATGGGCGAGTCCCAGCGCCTGAGTTCGTCCCGAGAGTTCGAGAAGGAGTTGGAGGTCCCGTCGTGGCTGTAGGTCAACAATCCATCACCGACCGCTGGGCGGTCTACCTGGGCGACTGCTGCGAGGTCCTGCCGTCGCTCCCGAAGGAGTCGATCCACCTGTCGGTCTACTCGCCGCCGTTCGCCGGGCTCTACCACTACAGCAGCAGCGAGCGCGACCTGTCGAACTGCAAGGACTACCAGGAGTTCTTCGGGCACTACGAGTTCGTGGTCCGGGAGATCCACCGGCTCACGATGCCCGGCCGGATCACGGCTGTGCACTGCATGGACGTGCCGTCGGGCAACTCCGGCATCGACCACCTGACCGACTTTCCCGGCGACATCATCCGCCTGCACGAGCGGCTCGGCTTCGAGTTCATGGGTCGCTACTGCGTGTGGAAGGAGCCCCTCGGCGTCCGCAATCGGACGATGGCCAAGAACCTCGCCCACAAGACCATCGTCGAGGACTCCAGCCGGTGCAGCGTGGCCAGCGCGGACTACTTGGTCACCTTCCGCAAGCGGGGCAAGAACCCGGTCCCGATCCAGCACCCGCACGGGCTCATGCGCTACGCCGGATCCCGCGAGATGCCGGCGGAGCTGTTCAAGTATCGCGGCTGGAAGGGCAACCAGATCGAGAACCGCTACTCGCACTGGATCTGGCGGCAGTATGCGTCCGCGTTCTGGGACGACGTGCGAATTGACCGGGTGCTGCCGTTCAAGGCGGCCCGCGACGAGAACGACGAGAAGCACGTCCACCCGCTCCAGCTCGACGTGATCGACCGCGTCGTCACGCTTTGGAGCAACGAGGGAGAGAAGGTGCTCACGCCGTTCATGGGCGTGGGCAGCGAGGTCTACGGCGCGGTGGTCAACCGCCGGCTCGGGATCGGTGTGGAGCTCAAGGAGACCTACTACCGGCAGGCTCTCAAGAACCTGGAGCAGGCCGCGAAGGAAACCTTCGTCGAGAACCAGCGGCAACTGTTCGACGCGCAGGAGACCGGATCGTGACCGTCGTGTTCCACGTCGATGGGATCCCCAAGGCCCAGCCGCGGCCGCGCGCCTTCGCCATGCGCTTCGGGGACAAGGTGCGCGCGCGGATGTATGACGCCGGCACCGCGGAGAACTGGAAGTCCTGCATCGCGTTGGCGGCGCGGCCGCATCAGCCCGCGTCCCCACTGACGGGACCGATCAGCCTCCAGGTGACCCTGGCCTTGCCCCGTCCGAAGTCGCGGTGCCGAAAGAGCGACGACCCGGGGCCCATCTGGTGCACGACCAAGCCCGACGCGGAGAACCTGGCGAAGCCCATCATGGACTGCCTGACGCAGATCGGCTGGTGGCGTGACGACTCCCAGGTAGCGCTACTCCTGGTGACTAAACGCTACCACGCCATCGGCGGACGGCCTGGCGCCTGCATCGTCATCGAAGAACTCACGCCGGCGAAGGAGCCGGCATCCTCTCCTGAGACCGGGGGCCACGGACCTTGCGGTCTGGCGCGCCGCGCGCCGGGCAACCACGCGGAAGACCTGGGGGCGCCGGCGACTCCTTCACGCCGGCGCCTCGGGGCATCTCAGGAGAACGCCAGATGAAGACGACGACCGACCTGCTCACCGAACTCGAATCCACCTCCGCCGACGTGCACGGCCGCATCAAGCAGGCATCCGAGCTTCTCGACCGCGCCTCGTGGGACGCGGCCAAGTCCGCGCTGGAGGTCATCAAGCAGCGGCACAAGACCTGCGTGGCCCTGTGCGACGCGGCCCTCCGCGACGTCAAGGAGGAGTTGGTCGACGAGAAGGCCAACGGGCGGGGCGACACGCGCACCGCCCCGCCGGATGGCGCGGGCAAGAAGGGAAGGAAGTGACCCATGGCAGTCACCCTGAAGGACATCAAGAAGAGCACCCTCGGCGCGCCGCGCATTGTGCTCTACGGCGTTCCCGGCATCGGCAAAACCACCACGGCAGCGGCCGCGAGCAAGCCGGTGTTCATCCCGGTTGAGGACGGACTCGGGCAGCTCGAGGTGCCGGCCTTTCCACAGCCCAAGAGCTACAAGGAGGTGGTCGAGTGCATCGAGCAACTGCTAGCCGGGCCGCACGATTACGAGACCGTGGTCCTGGACTCGCTCGACAAGCTCGAGCCGCTCATCTGGGCCCATGTGTGCGCCACGGTCCCTGCCGCCCGTGGCGAGCGGGCCAAGTCCATCGAGGACTACGGCTACGGCAAGGGCTTCACCACCCATGCGGCCGACGTCTGGCGCGAGCTGCTCACGGGCCTCGACGCGCTACGCGCCAAGGGCATGGTCGTGGTGCTGATCGCCCACAGCGCGGTGGTCAAGGTGGAGCCGCCCGAGACCGACCCCTACGACCGCTACCAGCTCCGCCTGCACAAGACCGCGGACGCAGTGGTATGCGACTGGGCCGACGCGGTGCTGTTCGCCAACTACGCGGTCAAGACCGTCACCAGCGGACCTAGCGGCAGCGAGCGCAAGCGTGGCATCAGCGACGGCAAGCGCATCCTCCACACCACGGAGCGCGCTGCCTGGCGCGCCAAGAACCGATACCGGCTGCCGGACGAGATGCCGCTCGACTGGGCCCAACTGATGGGCCGCATCTCCGGCGTCCCGGCGGCAACCGCATCCTGAACCCCAACCCATCAACCTCAACCAACGAAAGAACCAATGAGCGAACTCAACTTCGACGCGACCCAGGTTGCCCCCTCCACCACTCCCGACCCGCTGCCCCCCGGCTGGTATGCGATGACGATCACCCGCGCTGAGATCACGCCCAGCAAGAGCGCGGACGCCGGCGACATGCTCCGGCTCGAGATGGAGATCGACGAGCGGCGCTGCCCCGAACACAAGGGCCGCAAGGTCTTCCCGACGCTGTGCATCAACCACGAGAAGCAGCAGACCAGGGACATCGCCCGCGGCCAACTCTCCGCGATCGCCCATGCCGTTGGCAAGATGCGGCTCACCGACACGGATGACCTACTCGGCCTCACCCTGATGGTGAAGCTCACCGCCGTGCCGGCCAAGGATGGCTACGACGCCAAGAACGAGGCGAAGGGCTACAAGGCGGTCGAGGAGGCTGCCGCCCCTGCTGCGGCACCACCGGCGGCGCCAGTGGCCAAGGCTCCCGCCACGGCGGCGAAGGCAGCCCCCTCGGGAAAGCCTGCCTGGAAGAAGTAGCGGTGGCCCCCATCACCCTGGAAGGCCCGACGACGGCGCAGGCGCTGCACGCCACATACGAGCGCATGGCCGAGGACTGGCGACGCGACCACCTGGGCGCGTCGATCCTCGGCCATGGGTGCGACCGGTTCCTGTGGCTGTCGTTCCGGTGGGCAACGGATCCGAAGCACCCTGGTCAGCGGCTGCGACTGTTCGAGCGTGGGCGACGAGAAGAGGCCTGGATCGCGGAGGACCTGGTGCGCGCCGGCTGTTACGTGCAGACCAGGGACCCGGAGACCGGCGAGCAATTCACGGTCAAGTGGGGCCACCTCGGCGGCAGCCTGGACGGCGTGGTGCTCGGAGTCTTGGAGGCGCCGAAGACCGAGCACGTGCTGGAGGTGAAAACCCACAACCGCAAGTCGTTCGACTGGCTCACGAAGAACGGGGTCAAGCGCGCCAAGCCAGAGCACTGGACCCAGATGCAGGTATACATGCGAGGCCGCAAGCTCGAGCGCGCGCTCTACGTCGCGGTCTGCAAGGACGACGACAGCATCCACGCCGAGCGCGTCGATCTCGACCGCAAGGCGGCGGACGCGGCCATCTTCCGGGGCCAGGCCATCGTGGCGTCCGAAG